AGCCCCCTCCCGAAGGGACCCATTTTGATCCACTCAACCTTTGGAAAAGGTTGAACCAAACATCCCTTCGGGAGGGGGCTTACGGGGGTTTACCCCCGTGAAAAGTGGATTTCTAAAAGCGATTTTGCTCGCTTTTTCAAAAAGCGACCCCAGTGTAGAATAATAGAAATTGCTTGATATTGTCTGTATATTTTGTTGTTGGTTTCAAATTTTCGCAGTCGTTGAATTGATTGTGTATTTTTTTCACATCTTGTGCGTCTCGTTTTGTACCATTATCATCTCTTGGCAACAACACCTTTCTATTGGTATACGTTTCTTCTGATTGATAGACATAGTGCGCAATATATGCTGGTGTATTGTCATACGATAAACCAACAACATTGAATTGTGGGCAATTACCAATTATTGCGTTATTTATACCGTACATCCTCCATTTATTTCGAATATTGTAAAAGTGTGGATTTATCGAGTCTACTATTTCTCTTGGTCTCACAAAGCTCTTTACATGTTTATCTAGTTTTGTGGTAGACTTTGTATAATTTTCCAATATGAGTCCATTGGGTTCTTTAGTTAAATAATTAGAACCGAACATCAACCAGTTCACGCCTAATGAGTGAGCATGAGGATATTGGTTTAAAAAATGTTTAACTCCCCTAAATTTATCATGTAGTATTAAAAACTCGTCAGCGTCTAAATAAATCATCCAATCTATATTCAAGCGTTTTGCTATTTTTGCAGCATTATTCATAAGCGGCATTTTGATACCATTATTGAGTTGTGATACATTCAGAATTATAACTCGTTTATCAAATTTCGCAAAAACTGTTTGTAGTGGAGTTTTTGATTTATGATCAAATAAAACGATAATATCAAATCCAATTAATAAATGGTGAGCTGCCCATTCTTTTATGTGCTTCTCATCTCTTACATTTGCGAATAGCGCAACTTTGGGGGCGGTCATCTAATACATACAATATACAAAAATTTTATATATTTTATAACTATGAACTTTGAGAGTCAAATTCAACAGTGGGTGTCCACAGACAATCAATTGAAGGCATTGAATGAACAAGTAAAGGCCCTACGAGAGAAACGCAACAATTTAACCGAGACAATTCTTGACCAAGCATCCAAAAACAACTTGGAAAATGCCACGATAAAAATTAGCGATGGTCGACTGAAATTCACTACCACGAATGTGCAAGAACCATTAACATACAAATTTTTAGAGACAAATTTAGGCGGTATTATAAAAAATCAAGACCAGGTAGCAACAATTATTCAATATTTAAAGCAAAAGCGAACCATTAAAGTATCCCCCGAAATAAAACGGTTTTCTCATTAACTTTTACAACAGGCGAAGTTATCAGTTTGAAAAAAAAAATTCTTGTATGTATGTTTTATATGGAGCCAAGTGATTTAATTTTCAATCGTGAACCGACTAAAGGAATATATAGTGGTGGATTTAGCATAAAAAATTATTTTTTAAATAATGGGATATATCCTATAAACACATTAAATCAACAAGGTGGTTCAAACAATAACAAGGTTGCCGACATATTTAATAACCTTGTCGTCCCAACTTCTCTTTATTATAGGGGTGGTTCCGTTTATCATAATAGAAAAAGAAACAGTTCTAATGATGAGAATGATGTTGACGATGAAACTGATGTAGTAGACGACCATCTTTATAACGAATTGTTAAAAATGGTTAGTGGTGAAAATAAAATAGAAAAGAGGAAAACAAGGCGGTTGTATAAAAAATCAATTCGTCAAAAATCAAGGAAAAGTAAATAGGAAATTTACATATATGGGTAATAGTAAAAATGGAAAAAAGGGGAAAAATATAAAAAAGGCTAAGGAATGCGATAATAATCATGATTTTTGGGTGAGCAGAGAACCAGAGTGTTTCATCTGTCTACAATGTTGTGAGGGTTCACTTTTTTCGCTTCCACACTGGGGGCTTAAAAGCCCTCATTTTGCTCCACTTTTTTCAAAAGTGGATTTTTCAAAAGTGGATTTACTAAAAGTTGAATCTGGAAAAGAGAGGACACCGCCTAGATTAAAGGAACAACAAATTTATGTGACAGTATGTAAATGTGATGGGTGGGTTCATAATCGGTGTTTAGAAACGTGGGTTAACATAAATAAAAAATGCCCAATATGCTGTATTTTGGTTAATAAGAAACCATTTCTTTCAAAATATTTATTTTATATAATTATAAAACTCGTTGGATGTGCGGTCATTATATGCGCGTTGTATGTCATTGGGTGCGCATTGTATGTTGTAATGAAATCTAATTAATTTGCTTTTAGCCACTTTTAGAAACACACTTTTCACAGGGTTCGCTTTTTAAAATCCACTTTTCACGGGGGTTAAAAGCCCCCACATGAGATTTGGACCAACTCTCTTTTAAAAATCCACTTTTCACGGGGGTAAACCCCCGTAAGCCCCCCTACAGCGGATTTGGACCAACTCTCTTTTAAAAAAAGAGAACAAAATCGCTTTTAGAAAAAGCGAGCAAAAAAGTATAAGAGGGGGGTTTACGGGGGCTTTGCCCCCGTGTGGAGGAAAAGGGGGGCTTTGCCCCCGTGGAGAACAAAAAGGGGGTTTTTAAGCCCCCGTGTGGAGGTAAAGCGAAATTTATGCGCTCCAAGACCCCGAATTAAATGGCGATACCAGTATTTCGTTTACCTTATTTTTCCAATAATCAACCCGTGCTTGAAATGCGATGTCTTCGGCTGTTAATGGATATGGTGTGGTATTTTCCATGAGTTCTTCTTCTTCACCTGTAATTCTTGGTTTGTGTCCATAGCAATTCACGCCAAATTTGAGTTGGGGGTTTATCATGTAACCTCCGTTTATACCTGGGCGTCCACAGTCTTGCTCATGTCCAGGTATAGTTTGTAAATGGTCAAATGTTTTTTGCTGTGTAGGAAATAATGCCAGTTGTCCGTCCGACCAACCATAATTACACCATTCGCCGCCATTATCGTACGCCCCCTCAATTTCTTTGTATGTTGCTAATCGTGACCCATATGCGGTGCACAATGCCTTCGCATTTTTGTAATTATACGTGTTCCCCGGTATATTGAATACTTGTTTTTTACGAATAATTTCAGGAACAGGAGGTAAGCCTTGTGTATTCGTTTGATCAACAACTATATCAATTTTTGGCTGGTTTGTAAAAAAATCCTTAATATATGCCGTAACATTAATACTGAAAAAATATTGAAAAGCATTTGAAATAATTAACAGCAATAGAATTATTCCGATAATTATAACAATTATGTTTAGTCCACCACCCTCATTATTTCCAGTATTCATATATTCGCCATTGTTATTTCCTAAAGAAGAGAACAATGCGAAATATGCTACGATGATTAGGACTATTATAATAAATACTGCCGGGTTCAATACTACCTGGTTCATATAATCATACATGTATACTGGATCAGTTGTTGATGTTGTATTTACGTTCATATATATACTTTTAGAAAATCCACCCCACCTTTAGAAAATCCACCTTTGAAACCAGGGAACCAAGGTTCCCCGAACCCCTCCTTAATCGGGGGTTTTAAGCCCCCGTGTTGGTCCAAATCTGATGTTGGGGGGCTTACGGGGGTTTACCCCCGTTTTTCTAAAGGTGGATTTTAGGTTTTGTTTGGCTCCACCTTTTTAAAAGGTGGATTTTCTGTAAAAAAGGCAATAAGCCTTCGGGGAAACAATTGACTCGACCAAAGGAACCTCCGCAACAGAAGTATCATTGTAATGATACCATTTGCCGTTTGCGTTCTTTACATAAGCAGTATAGTGTCCGCCCAACACCCCTCCACTATGATTACACACTCCATACAATTCATATACGTAACTATTCTTTTTGTAACCAACCACGTAACTCGATAAATCCAAATTATCAAGCGGAAATGATACTAATATTTGATTTTTCTTGTTTCGATAATCGAACCGCTTCAGGTCGATTACTAATATAGTTGGAAAACTCCAAAATGATATTTTCTTTTGAATATTTTCCTTCAGTTTGGTTTCTTCGTTATACCACGCATTTTCATCTTGTAATATTTCGCCTTCACAATACAAATTCATACAATCAATCAAACTTGGAGACTTGTTATTTGCAGGAATTGGTAAGTCAATCATAAAAAAAGGTTCAGGAGTCAACTGTAATTGTTTTCCCGTTTCCAACGAATGGATCGTTGATACATGAACAGCATAAAAAATGTTCCATATCTCAGAGTATTCTCTTGTATACGTGTTTTGGATCATCTCAAAACACTTCACGGCAACTTTATCAGTCTCATTCACAACCGTTCCATTTATATTCATTTTAATTTCTCTCGCCAACGAGGTGTGAAAACAATCAATCATGAACAATAAAAATTCTGGAACATCATTTTGTGAAAACCCTGTGAACATGTCCATGTTCTTCACCCCAGCAACTCGTTGAATTGTTTTTATGAATTTTCCAGGCGAAACAACACAATTTTCATTCCATAACATTTTCCTCAAATTATCCCATTCTAGCAAGAGTGCTGAGTCTGGTTTATTTTTTAATTTTCTCTTGTAATTTTCGTTGTTCAATAGAGTGTTTAGTTCGTAAGTATGAGATATAACCTGCATACACGAATTAATAAAACAAGTATTTCCTAAATTTGCTAATCCACTTAGTCCCTTATTTTTAAACTGGTCAAATTCCATATCTTCTATTATTTATAAGATTGTATTTAAACAGATTTAATATTAATATTGTATATGAGTTTATCGAATACTGATGAATTACTTATCGAATCATTAAATAATATGTATAACCAAAATATACGTGTAATTGAAAATTTGAATTACCAAAATAATGAAATACGCCACTCCCTGATTCAATTATTAACTCGGTCCAGAACATATATGAACCCGTCTCACACCCATTCAAATCATGGCAATAGAAATTACGGCAATAGAAATCACGAAGATAATCGAACAAATCGCTCAGGGTATCGCGAACGTAGAACCAATAGAGAACAATATGATCATGATGTAAGAAGATCAATTGTAAATGCTATAAATCGAAATAATAGTAGACAACATACAACACAAATAATACCCCCTGTAGCTAATAGACCTCGCATGGATAGTAGAACATATGCGGAAACTAGTTCTATAAACAGAAACATTGATACGTATGCTTCGCATATTATTCGTGAATTTTTTACACCTGTAAATGTATACCCGACACAAGAACAAATTAACACAGCATCTAGAAATGTTCGGTATGGAGACATTGTAAGACCCACTAACACAACATGCCCTATAACTCTTGAAACATTTAATGATAATAGTGAGGTCACAATTATACGTCATTGTGGTCACATTTTTAACACGAATGATTTTAATTTATGGTTTAGAATGAATTGTAGGTGTCCTGTGTGTAGATATGATATAAGGGAATATACAACAGGTCCAGATGCAACTGTTGTGAGAGAAGAAGTTGTTTCAGCTCCCCTCCGGGATAGAGATAATATGATTGAAACCGCATTGGACCAGGTATTTTCTCAAAATCCCACTAGAATTCACTATAGCATATATCGTTTATTTGATAGTTCAAATAATCCTATGTAAAAGAGCGACAACTTATATTGTAAATCATAATAAAGAGTTTTTTATTATACACTTAGTTATGCAGCAAATTGACGAGACATTTTTAGAAACAGATCGCGATTTCCTATCAGCATTTGCAAATTGTAATTTATCAAGAAAAATTGTTGACAAATTAATTCAAATAGTCAAAATCAGCGCGATATACATTCTTTGGGTATTTTTGCATTATGTATCGTCGTATTTGTATATTAAAATTCCACTTTCACGGGGGTAAACCCCCGTAAGCCCCCGCCCTCTGCTGCGCGATGAGGGTGAATTTGGACCAACTCTCTTTAAAAAAAGAGAACAAAACTTTGGATCTTTGCTTCGCTGAACGCTTTTTCAAATCCACTTTTGGAAAAAGTGGAGCAAAAGGGGGGCTTACGGGGGTTTACCCCCGTGGTGGATTTCTAAAGATTGGGTGGAGCAAAATTGCTTTTTATTTGGCTCCACCTTTCTCAAAGGTGGGTTTCTAAAAGAGAGTTCTAATATATTACAAAAATAATATAAAGAAAAGGTGAGAATATTGTTTACATGGAAAAACGTTTTAATTTTAAGTGGAATATTAACGAGATACTTGCTTTACAGAGACAATATGAACTATTAGAATTGACTGTTCAAGAAATTGCTGTAAAGCACGAACGAAGTGTTGATGCGATTGCGTCCAAACTTGAAAAGGAGGGGTTTATTGATAATCGAAACAACGCAAGAGGTTATCGTGCGCTCGCTTTTAAAAAAAGCGAGCAAAATCGCTTTTAGAAAAAGCGAGCAAAAAAGTATAAGAGGGGGGCTTACGGGGGTTTACCCCCGTTTTTCTAAAAGTTTTCCAAAATTTATTTTTTATTATATAAAATACGGGGGTAAGCCCCCTTTCCAACGGTTGAGTGGAGCAATTTTTTGTTCTCCACGGGGGCGTTGCCCCCGTAAGCCCCCATTTTCCTCCACTTTTTCCAAAAGTGGATTTTTTAAAAGAGAAAAAAATAAAATACTTTCCATTTTTACATACAACATATTACGGCTTTTTCCCAAAGAATTTCATTAAACTTTGATTTCCTTGACTATCATTGTTAATTTCTCTCAAATATTCGTCGAACAATAGTGCCTTGACCTCCTTGTTTCTTAATTGCTCCAACTTGTCTGCAAATTTATCTTCATCTGTATCTCGTCTCAATATTTCAATCTCCTTCTTGTATTTCATAATTTTGGGCTTCTTGTTTTGTAATTCCCAAATTTTTTCAAGAACCAACGCAAACACTTGTTGGACCGGCTTCATAATTTGGTTTGTGATGTAAAACGCATAATCAATTTTTAGTCCATGTTCTAAGACAAATGACGGTGTTTCAATCCTGTCACCTTGTAAAGCCTTTTTATTTGGAACATTAATATACACATATGGGATACGATCGCCGGAGCCAGGCTTGTTTCCCGGATCTCTTGCGGTAATTCGGTCAGCAAGCACTTTGTGGGCAATTGATTTGGGGTTTTTGTAACCAGACCGCAGCGATTTGGTGATAATAAGTTTATCCATTGGGTATTTTTCATCAACTATGTTTTTCAAAGACGATTTCAAGAATTCCATCGCCTGACCAATATTTTGTTGCTTCATCAAAATGTCAATGATACCTCCATAAATGTCCTTTACTATTGGCGCATTATCTCGACGTTTCAAAACTATCCCCATCTCCTTTCGTTTACACTTGTTTACATCCGTCTCATATAACATCCCTACATACCGCTTCTTCGACAACAAACAGAACGGCATAAAGGTCTTCTCGTATTCTAAATCATGTGGGGCCTTCAAGAAACTTGAGGCCAAATGACCCGCCTCTTGTGCTAGTTCGATTGTGATTTCAAGCGCCTCCTTGCCGCGAATTGGTTTTCCTTCCGGGGTCTGCAAGTTGAATGTGAAGAATACTGAGTCAGTGTCTCCATATATGTATTCGGCATTTGTTTTTACCAAACCATAATTTTTTGTGTTACAAATAGCATCACCGTAACATTGTTCAATCAGTTTCTTGGCATAAATGAGCAATAATCTACCGGTTGATGTAGTGCATGCCGCAATATCCTTCTCGTAGAAAGTGCTCGTCTTTGCACCACATTGTCCATACAATGAATTTGCTGTCACTTTGTATCCAAGCTGTCGCTTATCCAAAACATTCTTTATGAAATCATCCGTTTGTAACGGAATTTGTTTGCGAGTGGTTTTGCGAGCCATCAATAACTCTTCAAGAATGGATGGCATAATCGCCTTCATTCCTTCCGGGAACTGCGCGAACCGGCAAATCTTAGTTCCGGACCTCACCTTTTCAACCGTGGTTGACGTGGGGGTTTTGCGTATGTATCTGTATGTGTCATATGTAACATTAACATACTCATAATCTGGCAAATTATCATAGATGAAAATTCCATCTTCATCTTTTTCCCCAGTCTCTTCAATTAAATTTCCGGCCATATCGTATTCCTTGGTCCACACCTTACTGTCGTGTGACAAATTTTCACTAATAATACAACCCGGATATAGCGCCGCGTAATCCACGCATGCGACGGGATTGTCCAAATAAATGTCTCGTTTGGGATCTAAAACAATCGCGCCTTCATAACCATCATCAATATCGCCTTTTTCAATCACCGGCATAAGTGTGCCTTTTTCACGGCATTTCTTGGCAATGAAGCTCGTCAGTTTTATACCCTGACCTCGCATCACCAAGAAATTGATTGGAACACTACAAATTCTTGCCATTTCTGTGTACCCGGTAAGAACGTCGGCTTTATTGAACAAATAGTGAACTAGGTTACAATCTTGAAAACAGTATTTTGCGATTACAGCCCTATCATCACTTGTTCCATTTGTCATTGTGAAAATATCTTTGGGAGTTACATCATCCTTTGCCAAACACCAGCGCACCTTTTTGTTTGCTGCGTCAGGAGTAACATGAGCATCAATTATAAATGTCCCGTTAGCCTTGTTTACCTCAACCACTTTGAATTTTGCGCCACTCTCATAATAATCGACACTGTGTCCAATTTCTTCAAAATGAACAAAGCTTCCCTCCAATAAACCCGTCATGTTTATAGTTTTTATTTCAGTTTTCATATTATCATGATGTAATGACTTTACATAATCACCAATAAAGTGACCAGCAACATAATCCAGCTTATAGGACGTCAAATTCTCTTCACGACGGAAGAAGTTGTATAAATCCACTTGTAGGCGTCCATTGATTTTAATAAATTTCAAATCATGTTGTCCGCTCGCAATTTGAATACTTGTTTCCTCTAACTTGTATCTTCCCGTATCTTGGTCCTTAGTCGCACAAATCTCGTCGATGTTTCTTGACAGTTTCAAAAACTCTTCTTCACACCCGTTTTCTTGGGCTCTTTGAAACATGAAGTTATAATCGAAACCAAATATATTGTAACCGATAACAATGTCAGGATTTTCACGTTGAACCATCTTTTGCCATGCTAGCAATACATCGCGCTCTGTCTCGTATGACTCAATAACACTATTATTTAGAGGTGCGCACGTGTTCAAAACAATACAATGGTTCATATACGGTTCAGGGTCCCCATATTTCATGAATGTTGAACCAATGAACGTTACCTTATCACCCTCCAATTTAAAGGATTTGAACACGCAATTCAACGCGTTGTTAATTTCATCGACCTTACCAGTTCTGTCAAATGTTGCATCACAAATAATATCCACGATTGTGGTTTTTTTATCAATCTTCGGCTTGTTTTTATAAAATTGAATATTCGTGTCATTTTCGTCATCTAAATCCATATGTTCGAAGAATGTTTCAAGCGTGAGCATTTCCTTATTTTCTTGCGTTTTCACAATATTCTTCACTTGGGTTGTAATTAATTGATCACATAACCTCTCGATAACGTCTCTTGATTTGGGTTTCACCTTAGGATACACCAAATCAATTTCCAGCATTTGTTCGTAACCGAATGCCGATAAAACAATCTTTTTTAACAATGGACTACATACTTGTTGGGTTAATGGGCAATCCAAATTTTCAAAATATTCAACTATGTTGGATGCTAGCTTCTTATATGACTTGATTGGAACCGGAAAATCACCATGACTACTGCTTGCTTCAATATCAAAACTCATAATTTTGTAGGGAACCAGAGTCTCCTTGTCGTTTAATGATCGAATATTCTTATAGCACGTAACAAACTCATAATCACATGTCGTCTTTTTTGTAGTTATTTCAATTGCCTTCTTTTTTGCGATACAAATCCAACCGGATGGGCTCAGTTCCTTGATATGAAAGAAACGCAACAACGGAGGGATATTGGCTTCATACAATCGCGTTTCACAGTTGTTGAAAATGTAACCGTTTTTTAGCAAGGTGTGACCATTTTGATAGTCACTGTACCACAAATTCTTTGCCTTGTTGAATGCGCTAATATTGGAAAATTCAAATTTTACGAACTTGTGCTGTTTTCCTCCGTCGAAACCATATAACTTCTTTCGGTTTACAATAATACAATTTGTGATCGACTTATCGTAAAATTTACCCATTTTTGATTGAATGTGTGCCAAGAAGGCCTCTTTGGTTTGGGTATTCCACGTATCATTTACGAGAACATAGAAGAACGGTTTGAAGTTCTCAGCGATAATGGAACATGTTTTCCCTTGTTCGTTTACTCCAAATATTTGGATTTTGAAGCCCGATGACGGTTCTGTGTCATCATCATCACTAGAGCTTTCATGCGAGGATTTTGTCTCGTTGTATACGTTGAAATCGAAAACGCGGAATACATGCTCCATTTGATTTTTTATTGCTATACGTTTATTATGTTTCTTTGTTTTAAATTCAATTTTTTTATCCAGTAAACCACGGCTCCCTTCGGTGCCCGTGGTTTAGGGACATTTTAACGGTTTAAATTGTAAATCAAAGCAACCACCATTTGGCGACTGTTCAAATAATGTTAGAGCTGTCTCAAAATATTCATTTTGTCCAATTCCTGTTTCAACAAATACACATGTCCCATGCTTGGACCATTCATGTTCATACAAGGAAATTGTTTCATCGTAGGAACAATCAGTCCATACATGCGTTAGTGTATTATATTGTGGCGATTCTTGTAATTCAGTCAAATTAAATTGGGGACCGTCGCAAAATGATGGGTAACTCGTTGCGCTAATATCTGGCCAAAGACCGTGAATTTGGTTTTCAACTGAACACCAATTTTGGATTGCTAAATAATAATAATTATACAACATTATTATTATAACAACATATTTTCTAAACAAATATATATAACATGGTCTCTTTTCTAAAAGCGGGGGGCAAACAAGATTCTTCATTATTTGGAATAAATGATTGTAATAAGCCGCGTCGAAATACGAAAAAAATGAGTACTCTCAATAATCGCAAGTTTACTCGGCGACGAAAAAGGGCATTCGATTACACAAATATAATTTTATTTCCTCACAGTTTAGGACAGAGTAGGTTAGGAACTGAAAAAACACCAAATATTATCAAACCCTTTATAGATAAGAAAAAACATGTTATAAAACGTGTGAAAACCACGGATAATCTATTTAAAAACATACAGTTGTTGTATGATGTTAACAAACGGTCCAACGGTAAACTTGTTAATATTGGAGGTGACCACTCAATGTCAATTGCTACAATTGCTGATACATTGAACAAATACCCCAATGCAAAGGTAATTTATTTTGACGCACATGCTGACATTAACACATATAAAAGTTCCAAATCTAAACATTATCATGGTATGCCGCTAAGTTTTTTGACAGGCCTTGATAATGATAAACGGTTCAACTTTATCAAGAATAAACTTCCTTTTACAAATATACTATATATAGGGAGTAGGTGTTGGGATATACCTGAAGTGAATGAAGTAAAAAAACAAAACATTCAGTTTATAACCCCAGACGAGATAAATGGAGACTTCTCTTCATCATTGAATAAAATAATGAATTTTGTAGGTGATTCGCCACTTCATGTTTCATTTGATGTTGATTCAATTGACCCAAAATATATACCATCAACAGGAACACCTGTTAAAAATGGGATTGAATTAGACAATGCGATTAAAATTTTAGATAATTTAAACAATACAAACATTGTAAACCTTGACATTACAGAGTTGAACCGTGACCTAGGTAGTGAACGAGATGGAGCATTATCCGTAAAAAATACTGAAAAACTTTTCAAAAAATTCCTCCGGTAAAATAACTTTACACCTTTTCTCTTTTTTGCTACGCTAAAAAACGCCCATTCTAGGGCGTTAGATCGAAGCGGTCATCAGCGAAAAGTAACTGTTCCATGCGCATCGAAGATGCGCAAAGGTGTAAAAGCGACTGAAAGTTAATTTTTGTAAATATCTATATATTTATCTAAGTGTTCGTAACTAAACTGATTTGGGGAGTTTGTTATCAAATTCTCTCGGTTGTCTGTTATTTTTTTAATAATGGCAATTATGCATACATGTTCATTTGAATCAAATTTACGAGTATTTCTTCCATTTGTTTCTTCATTAAAGTCGTTTACATTAATCCATTGATCGATCCCGGTTCCAACCCTAGCAAGATATAGTTCTTGAACCTCCATACCATATTTTTTTGAGAATGCCGATAAGTAAAACTCGGGACTAAATTGATATATTCCATGCCCCGATAAATTGTTGTTAGGTGTAATTGAAACAAATATCCCACCTATATTTAGTAAATTTATAATATTTTCGCATACTTGTGGTGTGTTAAAAATATGTTCGATAGTTCCAGCATCGAGAATATAGTCATATTTCTTGAAGTCGTTTTTAATTGGCATATTTAGATTGTGAATAATAGATGCCCCCTCGTATGTCGAATTATCAATTGAGTCGACACTATTAAAACCAACGTCAAGCAAAAGTTGATCGCAAAATCCCCAATGATATCTATTTTTTAAGGCGCTGTAGTTATTTTTCTCTAAAAAATAATCAACCGTTTGGGGTGGTATATGAATACCTTGTCTGCCAAATGTTAACACACTTTTATTTTGCTTATCTATATATTTGAATGATTGAAACATAGCCTCACAACCTATAAAATCTATTCCCATATGAAATTTATATTGTGTATTATTTAAGTTATTTATTTTGTCTTTTATATTTTCGTTTCCTTGTTTGTTTTCGTTTCCTTGTTCGCGAATTACGTTTTGTTCGCTTTAATTTCCCTCCAGATTGCTTCATGTTTGTTTCAATCCATTTAATAAACGAATCAATATCTCGATTGCTTTCATATGATGCGTAATTTCTACCTTTCATGTATCTTATTGCTGGAAAAGCATTAGGTGTATCTTTTAACCCTTCAATACCGTCCATTAAGGATTGATCAATATCAACAATGATATAGTTTTCTCGATCCTTGTATTTATCCTCTAATATGTTTTCTATTTTTTTCCATTCTGGACGCGCGGCGTTACAAGGACCGCACCCTTCCATATAAAACAAAATAAATATTGGATCCTTTTTTTTAATGTGATGATTCAACTCGGTAATTAATTTTTTATTATCTCGATTGATATTTAAAAATTTCATTCTAAAATATCAATAGAAAATTATATTTACTTAGTATATATGACATTGTTAACGTTTTTATGTATAATAATATTTTTAGTTGGGATGTATTTTTATTCCAAAAGCGACGACCCTAAATATTATGAAGCGATGACAAATCAGTCCAGGTGTCCAAATTTATTAATACAAAAGGACTCCAAGTTTTATTTGTATAACTCAAAATTGGTGAAGGTCCCTGGTGTAAACCCTGTTGAATTTGAAAATTTAGAAGATTACACAGAATTTTTAGATTGGCAGAGAAGTCAAGGTATTCGCTGCCCGGTGTTATATTTACAACAGACATATGATGCGCAAGGGAATGAGGTTTATAAGGTCCGCCCCAGCGTCAGCGAACCCCAGGGCGGTTTACCTCCCAGTATTACAATGGGAACTCCAAATACACCCGCATACCCAAATCAACAGCTTTTGGTGGACGCAACACGTAATGACGCGCCTTATAACACAAATTCAGTTCCTGCTCATGACCAAACATCATATTATGTTGGAACAACAACCCCCTTGGACGTGATGGACCAACAACAGGAAAATATGTTATATAGTCCAAACCCTATGGACCCAAATTGGGGTGGTGCTGACTATACTCAATCATTAGTAGATAAGGGGTTTTATGCCGAAAATGAAGTAAGCATTGCGGTGGCATAATTAATGGCTATCAACAAATTTCATTACGGCATTTAATGCGACCTTGGATTGGTTCAAATCAACCAACTTTTTGAGACCATCTGCTGGGTTTTGAAGGTCAATCGAGAGAGTTGTTTCCAACATGAGGTTACTCACAAAATCATCTAAATTTAAAATTGCGGTTTCATAGTCTTTTCTGTATTTGGTAACGAGTAATGTATCTTGCGATTTAATAGCATTCGCCTTTATTGATGCACCATATGATGCGGCGCCTCCAGCAATACCATTATTCGTGTCACTTGCGTTTTCTAGTCCTTCCATAACTCCAGTTGTTCTCAATTTGCTAAATACTATGTATCCTAACAAACATATAGCAATAAATATTATTATATTTTCAATATGTCCCTTCATATACATACAATAAATATTATTATATTTTTGCCTCTGTATTGAGTAAATATGTCACAATATTTGTGGTGCATGTTTTATTAATTTTCCTCGATTGACCCTTTGTATTTGTAAAACAAACATTGCTCAAACATTTTGCGTCATTTTGAATAGATGTAATCAAATTGGGGATGGTTTTGAATTGTTCCATAATAGCAATTGCTGCAGTGGAGCTTATGCCCGGAATTTGGCACAACATGATCTCGTTGATATTGTTAGGAGTTATATTGTCCTTCTTTACCTTCTTTACCACGTTTACATAATCTTTATCATTCCCATCCTTTTCTTTTTCCTTGTCACTTGTTGAATAATATGGTGTCCTATCTTCACTCTTTACTAATTTGACAGCAATGCTCAAAATGTAGTCTGACGTTTCTTGTAACGAGAGAGTTCTTACAACCGAAAAACCCTTGTAATAATTTAACGAGAATAATGCCGAATTGATCATTTGCTTTTCTGATGGGTATCTCTTAATATCCCCTTCAATCAAATAAATAATATTGTGATTGGGATATTCTGACCCACTCAACCGATAGGATTGTTCTTCATAACGACCATCTTTGATACTGGCAAGTAGATCCGATATGGATTTTCTCTCGATTATAACCTTGTCAACACCTTTTTGGGTTAGGATAATGTCACCAATAGGCAGCGTTTCAGTTGTTATTTCGATATCCTCCTTGTCGGTCTTACATAAATTTATTAAATCATGTTCACGAATATCAATACGAATGTTCATTTGATATTTAAATGTTTTACATTTAAACTGTTTTCAAGAGTTTTTATTATTATGATAATAATAAAAATAGATTATTCTACGCTTTTTCATAAAGTTATGAAAAGTGGAAAGTTTAACCCATGTTTCCTCCGTGGACCGCATGGTATCCGTATTTCTGCGTTTGAACTGTCGTGTTAGGGACGCAAATCTTGGGAATACTCTGAGGCGCCCTCCTTAACGTAGGGTTTGACTGCATAAAGAAGCCAATTCTGGGAGCAAGTCCCGCCTTTTTCATTCCACCACAAACGTTGGTTCGATTAACAATCGATGCTTGATTCCTTGCGGCTTTAGATCCGGACATGTAAACCATCTTATATACTAACAAAATATTTTATTTTAATTATTATAAATACTTGATTATTTATTCTAAATACCTGAATATAAATCCTTTTGAACTTTTTTGTTTCTTATTTAAAACATCCTTAATACAACTCAAACTAATATTTAACACTTCACTTGCTTCCTTTATTTTTTTGAATTCTTTAATTTGATTCATTTCTAAATCATATTGAATTATTTTTCTCGTATGTCCTGTTGTTAGACCAATTTCATGAGCATGGGAATTGTTTTCCGAAGCTGTTACCCATTCTAAATTATCTAAATGATTGTTTGTTTTATTGCCGTCTATATGATTTACAAATGGCTTATTATCTGTATTTTCTAAGAATGCTAAAGCAACCAGCCGATGTAACGCATATTTTTGTATATTTACTCTTACATGAATATAACCACTGTGATGTGGTTTGTAATCAGCCATAATTACTCCCTTTTTATTTTTAAATCTTCCTAAAGAAGATATAAAGTATCCCGATGTATCTACATTTTCAATATTTATTTCTTTCCAAATTTCATTATCGATGTGTTCTCCCTTATCAATTTCCCATTTGAACCCACACGAAATATTATAAACACCTCTAACCGCACAACTAATTCCTGAGTGACAACTCTTCAAATTGTTGCTGAAATGATTGTCAAACAACCATTGGCTCGCAAGTTCAATTGAATTGTATTTTTCTAGTTTCTCCCCGGTAATCAAATCAATTCTCCAAACATATAAGTTTTGATTTGTAGTTTGCGTCACTCCTGCACTTCTATGAATGCTATTTTCTAAATTAGTGCACCATTCTAGATTAGATAAATTATTATTCAAACCATTTTTGTCTTTGTGATTTACTTGAGGTTTATTTTCAGGGTTATCTAAAAACGAACTAGCTACTAACCGATGAACACTTGGAGATTTATTTGATAAACCAACCGTGTAATACCCGCCATGGTTTGCGGCCTTCAAAATTCGTCCTGTTTTTATATTTCTTACATTCCCAAATGATGACACTTGATAATTAGGAAAATCCGTGATATTTTTCCATTCCTCGATTGGTGTATACTCCTCCATTGGTATATACTTTTCAAGCGAAATATATTTCAATTTTAACCGTATAAAAAAATTATTTTACTTCCGCTTATTTGATTTATTACGCTTTCGTCTTGTTCGTTTTCTTCCGCGTTTGCTTCCGCCCCCACTAGCCCCACTTATGGGAATACGAAACATTGGTTGTACTCTCGCACGTATAATCGCTAAAGTTGTTTCACCCTTTTCAATTTGTCTAGAAAGTTCACGAGCATCTTTTGGCTCAAAACCCAGAGACCTTAATTCGCGTCGATTTTCTATCATTCTTTTGTAACGTAGTTCTTCATCAGGTTGTAAATTCGCATATTGAGGGAATGTCTTCGCGTATAAATAATTTTGTATTTGCTGATTTCTACGTTTTTCAGCTTCTTGTACTCTATCTGCGATTTCTTCAAGATAAACATCTTCGGGCCAAGGGTCTGCATCATCTATAAAATAACCAGGATTACTCCTCTCAAAATCATCTCTTGTATACAAATCTAAATTTCTATCATACTCTTCCCATCGCCAATCATTCCAATCATCATCCCATTGTTCTGGGGTTAGTCCCAACACGTTGTGTCTTGGGTTAAATTCCGTTGGATATAAGTATGGTATCGGGACCATGCCGGGTTGGTTACAATATGGACATCTATCACTTTGGTCACCCCAAACATTCAAATGTTCTTTACAAGCACTATGGTTGCACCGCAATGTTCTCATCATATAAGGTTCGCGTTCTCTGAGACAAATTGGGCATTCGGCGTTAATTCGTTCTTGTGGCTTTGGTTGTGGTTGTTGACCGAATAGCTGGCTAAACATTTATATTATGTCTAGATTATTCGGGTTGCACCAACCTTTAGAAATCCACCTTTTTCAAAGGTGGAGCCAAAATGGGGGTTTACGGGGGCTTTGCCCACGTGTTGGTCCAAATTCACCCTTCGGGTGGGGGCTTACGGGGGCAAAGCCCCCGTGTGGAGAACAAATCATATTTCAAAGTTACATAAAAGCATTTTCAAGATTAACAGTAACAATATGTTGCTTCATATAATTCCGGTAGTAGGTACAATAGGTTATCTTTATTATCCAACACATTTGAGATTACATCCAAATATTCTGTTTTATATAACATTAATTCACAACGCGGGATTAATCGCATTTAGTGCGTGGACATTTTTGTCAATGACAAAAATATTGCTTTCCAATGGTATTGTATTTCAGTCAAACTATTATTTCAGTAACCCAGAATTTGACAGGGTCGTATTTTATTTTTATTTATCTAAATATTACGAGTATACGGATACCTTTTTGATGTATCTTGGTGGAAAGAAACCACTTTTTTTACAGAAATATCATCACATAGGAACAGCAATTCTTTGGCATTTCGCGTATTATTACAAGGGAGATGCAATATGGATACCAACCTTTTACAATTCATTTGTTCACACAGTAATGTATTCCTATTATCTTGGTTGTCTCTTAAAAATTCAATCGTTCAAGGCGGCAAAACCTTACATAACCGGGTTACAGATATTTCAACTTGTTTCTCAATTCAGCACACTGTATTACTATAAGCCTCCGGTAGATACGGAGTTTAATTACTTGATTGCTATTATATCAAATATATTCACGCTTGGATTATTGATTTTATTTTGTCATTTTTATTACACAAATTATAGTGTCCCGAAACTAAGGGAACATTGATTCCGCTGTTTCCAAATGTTGAGTGTAAATAATATAAAGACGTAATTCTAGTATATAGAATGGCCGAGTTCACCCAAAGAGATATTAATCATGATGACGATATTATCAAAACCGAAGATGGTTTAATATTTAATCCTTACAACCCATTAAATATTAAAATTACTAGGGCGGAAGTAGAGGCAATATTGGTCAAATACGGCATTCCGCCAGTGATAAATAATATGGCTCTTTATGAGCGAGCATTTGTTCACAGATCATATACAAAACGCCCAAATATTGAAAATATCCAACAAAATATTACTATTGTCGACCAGCCTCCTAATTGTATGCCGCTAAGCAGTAAATCTAACGAACGTCTTGAATTTTTGGGAGATGGTGTATTAGAGTTAGTAACAAAATATTACTTGTATCGTCGGTTCCCTAAGGAAAATGAGGGGTTCATGACTGAAAAGAAAATCGCAATAGTTAAAAATGAAGCAATTGGTAGAGTCGCATATGAAATGGGATTAAACAAATGGTTTATTTTGTCAAAGCATGCGGAAGAGAAGAAAATTCGTGGAAATTTGAAGAAACTTGGATGTTTGTTCGAGTCGTTTATGGGAGCACTATTTTTGGATTTCAACAAAGTTGTTGTGAAAGATGAAGATAATTGGTTCCAAAACACATTTGTTACCGGTCCTGGATTTCAAATGGCGCAGAAATTCATTGAGAATATATTCGAACATCACATTGATTGGGTATCGCTTATCCAAAACGATGACAATTACAAGAACATTTTACAAGTGAAAATACAAAAGGAGTTTAAGGTGACACCCCATTATGTTGAAATACAGCATTCTGTTGAGACTGGTTACACAATGGGAGTTTATTTGTGTTTAGGACAACCAATTCATTGTGCTGTTCAAAATGAGGCTTTGGACATTAATGATTTCAAGACATTTGAGGCAGTTCATAAGTATGTTGGTCAACATGGAAAGATTTTTCTCTTCTTGGGCAAGGGGCACCATCAAATTAAACGAAAGGCCGAACAAATCGCTTGTAATGAAGCATTGAAGGTGTATACGACTGATTTGTAAAAAATTTATATATGGTTTCTATATAAGCGATGAACCCTTTAGAAGTGTTGAAAGAAAAATTAAAATACAAGCCAGTTGTGGGTGATAAAAAACCAGTCGCAGTTGTAATTGGAAAACCCGAAATTGTAGATGAGACATACATTGCTTTTCCACGAAAGGACCTATTAGATAAATTTGAAAAAAGCGGAATTACAAAGGTCACGATGAAACCTGTATTAAAGGCACAACAAGAGGATGTATTACCACCGGAAAAACCTACAAAGGCAAGAAAGATTGGCAAAAAGAAGTTGAAAATAGTAGAAGAAGTTCCTGGGCCAAATATAGAAAGTGTGGTTTTAGAACCAGATGCCCCAATTCGAAAAATTAGAAAAAAGATTATAAAAGGTGTGGCCATAATTGGTCCCGAGACAACCGTAGAATTTGGAGATATAAGCAAACGGTTACCTAAACAGCAACCGAATGTAATTGAAAAAACGTCGGCATATTACATGAATAATCGCGAGATATTTGTAAATTTTATAAACTCATTGTTTGAGCCGTATAAAAAGGAATTACAGGAAAATTCTGATTCTATTTCATGTGATACAATTGGTCAGGGGGATTTTTCACTGCTAACACATCAAAAGATAGTGCGAGACTACATTAACTTGTATACACCCTATCGAGGTCTTCTGTTATATCACGGTCTTGGTTCCGGTAAAACATGTACATCCATCGCAATTGCTGAAGGGATGAAAAATTCAAAGAAAATCATTATTATGACGCCTGCTTCATTGAGAACAAATTACATGGAGGAGCTTAAAAAGTGTGGTGACTCATTATATAGAAAAAATCAATATTGGGAATGGATTTCCAACCCCGAGTCAACAAAAATGGTGGCCGACATTTTAAATTTGCCCCTCGAATATGTAAGAAAAAGGGGCGGCGCATGGTTTGTGAATGTGACAAAACCCGCAAATTATGACACAATGACGTCCGCTGAAAAAAAGTCACTAGACGAACAATTGGATGAAATGATACGCAGTAAATATACATTTATTAATTACAATGGACTAAGAATGGGTCGTTTAGAAGAGCTCACAAATGGGTTCAGTAATAATCTATTTGATAATGCTGTAGTTATTATTGATGAAGCTCACAATTTAATTAGTCGTATTGTTAATCGAGTTAAAAAGGAGCGTACAATAAAGGAAAATAATCGTGGAATTAAAGAGCGTAACCCAGTATCATTATCAAGCAAATTATATGAATACTTATTAAGTGCTCAAAATACTAAAATTGTTTTATTGTCGGGAACCCCTGTGATTAACTATCCTAATGAATTTGGGATATTATTTAACATATTGCGCGGATACATCAAAACATGGAAGTTTCCTTTGAACATACAGACGAGTGACAAGGTAGACAAGACCTACTTGAGAGAAAAATTGATGAGTGAAAACACACTAGATTATTTGGATTATTCGCCGACGAGTAAAGTCCTCACTGTCACGAGAAATCCCTTTGGGTTCAAAAATAAGATTAAGCCAAGCAGTGGTTACGCGGGAGTTTCTAATGAAAACAACGATTTTGTAAGTGATGATGAATTTGAGAGCCACATTGTAAAGACACTCGACCGTTTAGGGATAAAAATTATGCCTACAGGAATCAAGATTGAGAATAAAAAGGCATTACCAGATAGTTTGGAATACTTTCAGCGACAATACATTGACGGCAATACACTCCAATTAATCAACACTGAGTCGTTGAAACGACGGATCATCGGTTTATCATCCTATTTTAGAAGCGCTCAAGAAAGCCTTCTACCTCGATATTCTAAAAAATTGGGTGTAGATTATCATGTTATTAAGGTGCCTATGAGTGATCTTCAATTCAAAATTTATGAAATATCTAGAAAAGAGGAGCGTGAAACAGAGAAACGTAAACCCAAACAGGTAAACACCGATAATTCTGGTGATATATACGAAGAGAAATCGTCAACGTATCGTATATTTTCACGTCTATTTTGTAATTATGTTATTCCGGATCGCCCTTATCCACTTTTAAAGAAGGATCCCGAAAAAGAAAAGGGTGAGGAAAAGGGTGAGGAAAAGGGGGAAGAAAAGGGGGAAGAAAAGGGGGAAGAAAAAGAAGAAATAGTTAGTGATTTTTCACTCATATTGAAGGAGGCTCAAAAAGCAGAAACAAATGTTGATATGAATGATATTCGCGAAGGGGAAGTGGAAGGCGATGAAGTTCTTGATAAATTGGGTGGAATAACATATAAAGAACAAATTGATAACGCGATAAAAAACATACAGGAAAATGCTGAGGAATTTTTATCCAAAGATGGCCTCGCTATATACGGACCAAAATTTTTGGAAATACTTGATAATATACAAGACCCAAATTATAGCGGATTACATTTATTATACAGTCAATTCCGCACACTTGAAGGAATTGGTCTTTTCAGCCTGGTTTTAGATTACAATGGATTTACTCGGTTCAAGTTGAAGAGAAATGCTGCAAATTCATGGGATATTGATATTGACGAAGACAATATAGGAAAACCCACATATGCTTTGTATACCGGAACAGAGACCGCAGAAGAAAAGGAAATTATTCGTAACATATACAACGGTGATTGGAATTATATACCAACAAACATTGCGGACAAATTGAAATCAATGGCAAGAAATAATAATATGGGAGAAATCATTAAGGTTCTTATGATAACATCCTCTGGATCCGAAGGTATCAATTTAAGAAATACCCGTTATGTACACATCATGGAGCCATATTGGCACCCGGTTCGTACAGAACAGGTAATTGGGAGAGCACGCCGCATTTGTAGTCACAAGAGCCTCCCGGTTGAACTACAAACTGTCGAGGTGTTTATTTATCTAATGACATTTACAGATAAACAGGCAAACTCGGATGATGCGAAAGAATTGCGATTGAAAGATCTCAGCAAACGAGGCAACCCCAGGGTCCCTGTTACAAGTGACGAATATTTGTATGAAATATCAGAGATTAAAGGCAATTTGACAAACCAATTGATGGACGCAATCAAGGAGTCCGCGTTTGATTGTTACATATACTCACCCGATGGTAAATGCTTCAATTTTGCCAATCCATCCAAGGATAAGTTTTCATATGTCCCAGACTATGAAAATGAGCAGTCTGACATTAGTTCAAAAATAAACAAGACGACAGTAGCAAAACAAGGAAAAACCGTAAAGTATCATGGTACCGAATATGCTTATACAAATGTTAACGCGAACCTTTTGAAATTATATGAATTGAAAAGCTTTGAAGCTGCTCTTGTAGATCCTAAAATAGTCCCTATTCAAGTTGGCACAATGGAGCTGCGCCCCGACGGACGTCATATCGTTAAGATGATCTAATCCACGGGGGTAAACCCCCGTAAGCCCCCTCTTATACTTTTTTGCTCGCTTCCCTTTTAGAAAAAGGGAGCAAAATTTTGATAACTTCGCTTTTAAAAAAAGCGAGCAAAATTTTGTTCCCTTTTTTTACACCTTCGCGCATTGAAAATGCGCGTGGCACAGTCACTTTCCGCTGATGAAAACGCTCCAGAATGGGCGTTTTCAAAGAGGAAAGGTTTAAAAGGGATTTTCTAAAAGTTATAAAGGGAGGTTGTTATCGGGTAAGTAGTTCTAATATTTTATTTATATTCGCATTCATCAACTCAACTTTAATCTTCAATTCATCTAATTCTTGTTGGAATGAATAGCTCGTTTCCGGTTTTAGAGGCTTAAGTTTACTAAATATATTTTGCTCTATAATATCATTTGTTTGAGACCAAGTAATTTGTCTTTTGGGTTCCAAATCAATCACTTCATTTTTATAAATCGTATTGTCAACAATATTTTCTTTATCTATTTTGATGTACACGGGGACCGTGCCCCCCCTTATACTTTTTTGTTCCACATCAACATTTGGAACCAGGGAACCAAGGTTCCCCGTCGCGCCTCCCGAAGGGTGCGATTGTCCCTTGGGAAAAGCGCCGTTAGGCGCGACGCTAGGGCCCGTGAAAAGTTGAATTTGGTCAATGTCATATTTTCTCTGCTCCGCCATCTTCCTTAGAGCTTCTTCCATTTCAACAATAGGTTCATCCTTTGTATCACTAAATTTTGGAACTGGTGGAATTTTCAGTGTTACAGCACTTGTAAACTCGTTTTTTTTAATGTTTAACTCTTTATCAAATTGACTACGTTTGTCATTTTGAATATCTTCATGTGTATAATATTTATCTTCAGTCACCTCAGGTTTTTTTTTGGGTTTCAATATGTTATTATTTATATATCCAATAATTGTTAGGATATATTTTTTGTTCAAATCGAAAAGGTCTGTTGATTTGTTTTTTTCGGAATCAAAAAAACCCCTTATATTTGTATTGAATACATCCTTTATACGCTCAACAGTTTCATGTGAATGGTCCTTCAACGTAAATTCATCTTGTATTAGGCTCCATACCATTTGTTTATTATCATCAAGTAAAAACATATTTACAGACATAATATAGTACTAGTAAATATGTTTATGTGGTAAATATATTTATGTAATAACTTCGTAAAAAAGCAATTTTTACAACGAATCGTTGAAATATACTTTTCTGAAATTCTCCATATATTTATCTTTTAATATATGTGTTTTCAAATATTCTTCTGTAATTTTGTCCTCCAACATATGAACAATAAAAAACAATGAGTAAATACCGCATTCAGTATTCCCATATTGGTGTTCAACTGGATAGTTTTGATCGAACTTCATGTTAAGTTTTGGTGTCATATTTCGACCCTGAGTCTGTATTCGCTTTACTAGAGCCATTATTTGTTTTGGTATTTTGTTACCTACACTATCAAAAAATGATATTTGACGCTTTTTTACATCAACAAACATACTCACCCAGTGTTCACCTGGTTTATTGTGTGGGTCTGTATTAAATATTAAGCCAATTTTTGTCTTTCCATTCTTTACCTGTTCTTCCAAATTAAAATTACACAATTCTTCCCAGACACACTCTCCGTATAATTTTCTCTTATCAAAATCAACTGGGGATGGCCCAATAAAATCAAAACACTTGTATGCCTTTTCATATTGTTGCATTACGTTCATTATATCAACGCTCGTCAACCACTCATTTGGATTATTTTTCCACTCTTTTGGTGATTCGGGAGCAAATGAATCGGTGAATTCCTGTTCAACCTTACCAAACTCACGCGTTTGTTTCAACCAACACGACTCCTTGTTACATACATTACTTAAATAGTTTGTCAATATTTGATGTATTTCCTTTGTATCATTTGTATCAATTTTTGCGTCTGGATGTCTCGCATTCCATTTGTCTCTTAATTTATATAATGATCCAGACGTATAACAAGTAAATTCGTTGATTTCATTTTTGTCTTTTGGACTACAATTTAATTTTTCTAGTACTTCAATTCTTGTGTTTTTTTTATAGTTTGGTTTGGTTATCGCCCTTATTGTTTTCCGTCTTTTTTTCCCCATTTTCCCCATTTTCAGTTTTCGCGTCTTTGTTTTCATCATATTTATTAGTGATATTTTTCTTTGGGACACCTTTAGTTTTTAAATCGGGGGTTGACAAATTGATTTCTCTCTGTTTTGGTAAAATCAACAGCTTGGGCTTCGAAACCTTCTTAGTTACGAACTGATCCAACAAATTAATTTTTATAGAACGCATCACTAGTTTATTTGCGCTTTCAATAGTTTGACTGTTTTCAACAACTATATTACTCGTTTCATTATTCGAAATATCATTTATAAATTTGTAATCTTCTTGTAATATATCCGTTTTATCTAAAGTTTGAAAATAATTCACACTTGAGTTTAAAAAATTGTCAAATGTATAAATAACATCAGGTGATAGATTTTCTGGTATTTTACTCGTTGTTAATAGCTCCTTGAATAGGTTGAAAATACGTTTTCTATAAAACTTTTTATCTTTCTTGTTAATCTGTGTTGCCTTTTCTTTAACACATTTACCATATTGTTCGGTATTCAATAAATAATCTAATGTTATTTTATTTATCAAATCGTTAGAAGACATATACTATTCGCTTTTAAAAAAACTTTTTTTGCGATGTTTCCATAATACTTATTGAAAAGCGATTGTTACAACTCCTTAATTTGCGCCCTTGTCGAATTATGGAATATACCAGAACCAACCACTTTGGAATTTGGGTTCGGGTTGAATGTATCAAAATATTCCTTTTGAAACAACAGTGAGTGTGGTTGTTGTTGTTGTTGGTTTGTTGGGTTTATTTGAACCTTATACAGGTCGCTGTTGCTACTAGGCACATATATCGCCTGGCTGCATTTTTGTAGGGCAAATATCTGGTTTCTTAATTCCGACTCCAGGTTTATACCCGAAGCAAATCCAGACCAGGGTGACACAGTATTTCCTGGGTTAAATACCTTTTCAGAATTGTATGTTGGTAGTTGCCGAAATTGTGTTTTTATCTCTTTCCTAGGGTCAACAATCGGTAAATATGAATATTTTGTCATAACAGGTCTAACATCAATATATGGCTGTAGAAGTTTAGATGGTATATTTCTATTGTATATCCTATTATTTGTTTCATTGCGTATAATCGAGACAAGGTCTGCGTTTTGATCGCACTGGTTCATTAATATATGAATACATAAAATATTTTATTTCGCTTCCCTTTTAAAAAGTTATTTTCTAAAAGAGATAATTGTAAATAAAGATAAAGTGTATAAAGATAATAAGCTATTTATACTAATATGTGTGGTATTTTTGCTCTTCTGAACCCACAATGTACTCCTACAGATACAATTAAAAAGCATTTTTTGAAGGGTAAAAATCGTGGGCCAGATAATTCAACATTTCAAGCCCATTATAACATGTTGATAGGATTTCATAGATTGGCGATCAATGGCCTAAATGATGAATCCAACCAACCCATACATTTTAATAATATCGTTCTAATTTGTAATGGAGAAATATACAATTATAAAGAGTTATATAAACTATTAAATATCACTCCTAATACAGGCTCCGACTGTGAAGTGATAATTCATCTCTTTTTGAAGTATGGAATTGAACAAACACTGACTATGTTAGATGGTGTCTTTGCATTTGTATTATATGATATGCGATGCGATAATGGGATCTTTGGAAAAGTTTATATTGCTCGTGACGCACATGGTATAAGGCCTCTATACTATTTAAAAAATTTAGAATGTGGTTATGTTAGAGATGATTTAATTGGATTTGCGTCTGAGTTAAAGTGTTTGGACCCATTTATTAGTTTTAATCCTCATCAATATATGATTGAACAATTCAAGCCGGGTACTTACAGCGTTTTTAAAAGAACGGAACCATTTCAATTGTCATGGAAAAAGGAAATTGAGAACAAAAGTTTTTATAGTCATGTATTTGCAAATGTAAATAGTGTATCATTGGATGATTATCCACGTGGGTTATTACAAACTATTTCCAGACAACTAAACGCAGTTGTCCAGAAACAATGCGGAGCGACAGAAAGGCCGATTGCGTGTTTATTATCGGGTGGATTGGACAGTAGTTTAATTACCGCATTGGTGAACGACTTTTTTAAGAAAAATAATCAAGAATATGTGTTAGAGACCTACAGCATTGGACTGAAGGGTTCTGATGATTTAAAATATGCAAAAATTGCGGCAGATTACTTGAAAACCAAACATACTGAAATAATTGTTACAGAAGAAGAGATGTTTGATGCGATTGAGAATGTTATCTACGCGATTGAGAGTTATGATACAACAACGGTTCGGGCCAGTATAGGAAATTATTTGCTCGGTAAATACATATCCAAAAATAGCGAGGCAAAGGTTATTTTTAACGGTGATGGATCAGATGAATTATGTGGAGGGTATTTGTATATGAACAACTGTCCCGATGTTATTGAATTTGATAAAGAGACACGTAGGTTGTTGACAGATATTCATTTGTTTGATGTTTTGCGATCGGACAAATGTATATCATCCCATGGTCTTGAACCTCGAACCCCATTTCTTGATAGAGATTTTGTAAATTTTTATTTGTCAATTCCAGCAGACATTAGGAAGCAACCAAAATGTGAAAAGTTTTTATTGCGGAGCAGTTTTGATTTTACCAATTTCCAAAATTTTGAGGGAAAGCAAATTTTACCAAATGAAATTTTGTGGCGTAGAAAAGAGGCATTTTCAGACGGTGTAAGTAATGAAGGCAGATCACTGTTTCATATTTTACAAGAAAGGATTGTTGGATTTTACAAGAAAAAGGATTCCCATTCCTATCCAATTCACATAAATACTGAAAAAATGTATTATAAACATATATTCAATTATTATTATCCAAATTCTAGCAATATAGTTCCATATTTTTGGATGCCAAAATATACGAATACTGATGACCCCAGCGCAAGAACACTCGAAACATATAAAAGCGCAACCCTTCAAAATTCATCTGTTGACATGTCCACTTTATAATCGTCTACGTTTATTTCCCCTGTTGACATGTCTAATTTATAATCATCTACATTTATTTCCCCTGTTGATAGTTCCTTTGAAGATTTACCGTTCATATCACCAATAATACTACTCAAATCCAAATTTTTTGTTACATTAAAATCAACGAACCCGTTTTCATACATAGGACTATCAGGATCTTTCATCACAACTAGTAAATGGTTCTTGTTTTCAATCGCGTATTCAAGCTGTTCTTTCGGTCCAATTATTTTCCCTTTATACATATTCGGGTTTTCGACTTTGGCAACCGCAAATAACGCAGCTAATAAATTGACTAATTTTATATTCAAACCACCACGCATCTTGTATTTTCTATTTCTTGTTTTCCCTCTTAATTTTCTGGATTTTCTGGTTCTTCTTGATTTTTGTCTTCGTTTAGTATACGCTAACTTTTTCCGCAGGACCTTTTTCACTTTAGACATATATTAGAAGAAGAATATTTAATTCGCTTTTTCTAAAAGCGATTTTTTTAAAAAGGAGTTATATATCAATGAGACTAAACGAGAAATTATTTGATTTACAACATAATTTGTTTACATTTTTTATAATTATTTCGTATGTATTGATTATTGCTTTGTATCTTGGTCTCTCATCTAGTGCCGGTTCATACTTACATGTAATTGATTATTATATGAGAATTTATATATGCCTTTTCTTAATATGGCGTTTTAACCCATTTCGAAAAATAGAGTTTACGGAACTTGATCGAAAAATAGTATTCAGCGCGGGCTTATTTATTTTGACTACAACTGCACTAAACCAATACATTACTAGGGCTATACAAATCGCTTTTAGAAAAACGGGGGTTCCCAAGGGACAAGCGCCTCCCGAAGGGTAGGGCTTAAGCTTCGCAAAACCCCGTCCCGTAAGCCCCCCTCTTAGACTTTTTTGATCGATTTCCCTTTTTAAAAAGGGGATTTCCTCCTAAATGTTTTTGTTTTTGTATTCTTTTTCATACGTTTTGTCGTCTTATTATTTGACGTCTTAAAAAAATCTTGTAAATGCGACATGATTTGTTTACCTATGATTTTATCTATTTCATATTCTTCTTTATTTTTTCCCTCATATTTGTAATCGTATCTATTGTATTCATTTGTCATAAATTTCTCAAAATCATCGGAATCTTTAATAAGGCGTTTTCCAATAATACTTTGAAGGAAACGCGATAACATTTCACTAAATTTCAATTGGTATATGTAGGGTTTTAGATTTATGTAATATATATTCTTATTAACCATGTTTGGAAAATAATGGTTATCTAAAAAACAAATTTCGGCATTTGGTGGCAGCCTTGTGCAGCGCATTAAATCACTGTATGATTTATCTTGTGAACTTCTACACATTTCAATCCGTTGACCGTTCACTTTGAATGCCGATATTAGTTGATCAAACAACTTAAAATTCAGCTTTGTTTCGAAATAGGAAATTAGTTGTGATGCCCATGCTTTTTGATTATTCGTATACATCATTATTTGTTGACATTTGTGTGTAGTTTTTTTATTTTTCAAATAAATCAATATATTCATTATATTTGGTCTTAGAAATTCTGAATATATATCTAATATTTCATCGAACTCGTTTTGATTTAGGTCCTCGTTTAGATATTTTTTCAAACAGTCCCAAAATATTCCATATTCAACAAAATAACCCAGCGTTTCATCTAAATCAAATACGACTATTTTCATTTATATATGATGACAAAATAACTAGTAAATTGCTTCGTTAAACGCTTTGGAAATACCCAACGAGCGCAAAGCCCCAGTAGGCCCCTCCAATTTATCTGTTTTTGAGCCACTTTTCCTTGCTTCGCTGAAACTTCGTGAAAAAGGTTGAGTGGATTGGATAAAATTATTTTATTTGTATAAATAAAAACCAAATGACATCTAGTTTGACAAATGCCGATTATGAGAAAATATTAAATTACTACAAAATTCCAATACCAAAGTCTAAGCGCATTTTGAAGTTGAAAGCAGAAGATATTTTATCCTCTAAACTGTGTAGATGTATCAAAAAGGTAGATCCTGTAAATGAACAGCGTTCTATTGGTATTTGTACAAAATCTGTAGTAAATCGGAAGGGATTCACACGGGGGAAATTCAAGTGTAAGGGTAAACGAAGTATCTCGTTGACAAAAACACGTAAAAGTTTAAATTGAATCCACTTTTTCATGAAGTTAAAAAGTGGATTTCTATAAGACAGGGTCTGTCACAACAACAGGAGGGTCTGTCACAACAACAGCGTCTGTGACAACAACAGGGTCTGCGACAACAACAGGGTCTGCGACAACAACAGGGTCTGCGACAACAACAGGGTCTGCGACAACAAGAGGGTCTGCGACAACAACAGCGTCTGTGACAACAACAGGGTCTGCGACAACAACAGGGTCTGCGACAACAACAGGGTCTGCGACAACAACAGGGTCTGCGACAACAACACTATCAGGTTCTCTCACTCGAGGTCTAGCAAGTTGTTGTTGAGCTGTTCCTAGAGAAGTTGTAGCAACAGGGTCTATTGTTGTCGGTCGTAAAGTATAGCCCATTTTACTAGCAGCATATGTATATAAATAATTGTCATCATTTGACCAGTTTTTATAATCATCGCCAGTCAATTCCATACATTCGCTCTTAATATTTTTTCCAGAATCCGTTAAGAAAGAAACATATATTCTTACACTTTTGAACATTTCAAGGCTCATTACATTAATATTAATTTTTGTAATAATATCTGTTGTCACAAATTCAACCGGGGATAAATTCATTTCTATAAACTATATTATATTTTATTTTGACAAGTGATCGAGTGCCGACAACAAAATAAGTTCTTGACCGGTTAGTTTTCTAAATAATAAACACTCGTCCATTTTAATTTGGAAGCATCTATTGTTATAATTTTTACATACTACGTTTACACCATTGTCAGTAATTTTTAGTTCACAAAATAATGCCCCTTTGGTAAGATGAATATCATCAGGATTATTTAAAGGAACCCATCTCAAGTATGTTCCATATTTCAAGTCTTTCATTTCATCCACATATATATAATCCTTTAGTCGTTTGAATAACTCGATTGTATCGTTTTTGCTTAATTGTAATTCTTTCAGCACATTTAAATTCATTTCTCGTATTTTATCTGTTGTTAAGTTCATAAGTTGGTCATTAGATTCGTCATCTAATGCCTTTACTAATTTTTCAACATCCATATTATATAATCTATTTTATACAAAGAGAACAAAATCAATTTTTTTCCCTAATCACGGGGGCAAAGCCCCCCGTAAGCCCCCCTTCCAGGCTGCTCCCCTCCCATTACTTCGTGCTGTTGCGCGATGAGGGATTTGGATCAACATGGGGCTCAAAAACCATCGTAATCCCCCTTTAATAAATTTGGCTCCTTGCTTCGCTAAACGCTTTCTTAAAAGTGGATTTGGACCAACACGGGGGCTTAAAACCCCCATTTTGGCTCTTTGCTTCGCTGAACGCTTTTTCAAATCCACTTTTGGAAAAAGTGGAGCAAAAGGGGGGCTTACGGGGTCCCTTGGGAACCCCCGTGGTGGATTTCCAAAGGTTGGGTAGATTACCAAGAGCTTCCAAGCCCTCCTCCTCCCAAAAATTCACTCGCTGCCATGGGTTCCTGGAACCCATCCATCATACCCGGGGTTGCTGCCCCCGGCATCGGTGTATTCTCCTGTTTATACATATTGTCGTAATTGGGTAAATTCTGTGGGCTCATTGTAGCGTTCGGCAATGAATTGATTGAGGTTCCATCGTTATACAGAGCCTGGTTCATAGCGGGGTTTTGCGCGGTAACAACACTTTGCGACCCAGATATAGGCTGGGATACCTTCACTTGTCCGCTACCGCGTTTTTGGTTCTTTTCGCTTTTGCCTTCCCACAATTCAATAATGCGATCAAATAGTAAACTAACCTTTTCACCTAATTTGGTTTGTAAACTGAGAGTAATCATCAAGACCGCTAAAATTATGAAAATTATATTGAAATCAGGATACTTCATCCCGCTATATGTAGGGACATATGTGATTATACGATGTATCATCAATAAACCAACAAACATTATAATTATTTGAACAATTACTTCGGCAACTACTTCTAAACTTCCCTTGGTTTCATCCGCTTCTGGTACATATTTTGACATTGTCTTGTTCAAAATTATAACAGGGATAATCGCGATCAATGAATACTGTATTATATTCAACATATCCGCTTTCGAGTCATCCTCAAAGTTAAAAACGTGTTTAAAGAAATTTTGTGTAGTATCAACTGAATTATCCATATGTTTTATAACAAGAAATTAAATATTCTAAAAGAGATATTGAAGAAAATACAACATAAATGCATATTATATATTTGTAAATAATGAAGGTAACGTTAATTAGCTATTCTAAACCAGTAGATAATGATAAAAATATCCAAGACCTTGTCTCTTATTGCGCTAGAGTTTCAAATCCTTCTAACCAAAATAATACAAGCACCAATGAGAAACTCATTCATTATTTGATGAAAAACAACCATTGGTCTCCATTTGAGATGGTCAGCATTTGTCTCGAAATTGAAACCACTAGAGACATTGCGAGACAAATCCTACGACACCGTTCCTTTTCCTTCCAGGAATTTTCACAGCGTTATGCGATTGCTGATTTAGGGTTTGAGTGTAAAGATGCCCGGTTACAGGATTTCAAAAACAGACAGAATAGCGTAGACACCGATGATATAGAACTACAAACGAATTGGGTATTAGAGCAAAATAAGATAGTTGAAGCATCGAAGCAAGCGTATAACTGGGCCATTGAAAATGGGATTGCCAAAGAACAGGCACGAGCTGTTTTACCTGAGGGTATAACGATTACAAAAATGTATATGAATGGTACATTACGTTCGTGGATACACTACATACAGTTACGAAGTGGGAATGGAACCCAAAAAGAACATCGTGAGGTTGCCGTTGCTTGTGCGATAGCAATTGAGCCTATTTTCCCAATGATACGCGACTTTTTATCAAATGTCGCTTTTACACCTTTGCGCATTGAAAATGCGCATGGAACCGTTACTTTTCGCTGATGAAAACGCCCCAGAATGGGCGTTTTCAAAGAGAAAAGGTGTAAAAAACGGGGGTAAACCCCCGTAAGCCCCCCCTTATACTTTTTTGCTCGCTTTCCCTTTTAAAAAAAGGGAACAAAATTTTTGGCTCCACCTTTTCCAAAGGTGAATTTTTAAAAGCGATTTTGTTCCCTTTTTTCACGAAGTCTTACGAAGTTGTAGAAAAGGGATGTGCGTAAGTTATTTAGAAACATAGTGTTTATATTTACTATTATGAGTAGTTCTCGTTCAATTGCTGCTGCTAGAAACAGAAGAGCTGGTGATCCCGTGCAACAACAACAACCCCCAAGCAGGCCCGGAACATCGATTGGGTCGAGTGCTGCTTTTCAACCTCAAACTCAATATGGGAAAAAGGTGCCAGTGCAATCGCAAAAAAATGAACCTATGCCGCCACCTCCAAAATCTAATGCTCCGTTCTCGAAAATATCGATATCTGATGCAATTGGATTAATTACGTTACGTTTAGGAAAGATTGAACAATATGTTATCGATACGCAACACGATACTGAAAGTGGAGGCGGATCCGGGGGCGGGGGATTTTCTCTTCCCGAAAATACACAGTTAGTTGATAATAGCGTCTTTACAAGTATTATTAATCGTCTTGATTCAATTGAGAAGAAAGACCTTCAATCGAAGCAACTGTTAACCAAAATTGAACAAGAACTTTCTACCTTGAACAATAAGTTGAACCAATATACCATTGATACCAATTCTAGACTTGACGATATTAATGATGCGTTCCTTATATTAGAGGAAACACAAAGTAATGTCCAGGAACAAGACCAACTCCAACTAGAGGAACAAGGTAACACGGAGGATAATGATACGACTTTAGAAGAAAAAGAAACGACAACCGAAGTTCAGTTAAACACAAATGGTGATTAGTTTTCGTTCTAGATAGTAGAAATTATTATATAAATTATGTAAGATGACTAAATTTGTTATAAGTTTCTTTATTTTTTGCCTAGTATTATTTCTATATTTACATGTTCAATTTCACTTGAAAACAAGCAACGACTTGGAAATGTATGAGATCGACCAAGCATCAAAGGATAAATTGGAGGAAATTTGTGATATTCGACAGCCTGTTATTTTCGATTTTGACAATTCAAAAATAATGAATAACACAAATAAAACATACATATCAAATAATTATCACGCATTTGAGGTAAAAATTAGGAATACCAAAGAGGTTAACGATAATGATGAGTTATATGTGCCCTTACCGTTACATGCTGCCATTAAATTGTTTGGCGAGGACAAAAATGCGACATATTTGACTGAAAACAATAGTGATTTCTTACAAGAAACTGGGGTTGTAAAAAATTTCAATTATAATGATGCGTTTTTGAGACCTTATATGGTGTCAAATTGTAATTATGATGTTTTGATGGGAAGCAATGGAGCAACAACTCCGTTCAAGTATGAAATTAATTATAGAAATTTCCTTTTGTTGACGCAAGGAACTGCTCAAATTAAGATGACCCAGCCACAGAGTATCAAATATTTATATCCAAATTACGACTATGAGAACTTTGAATTCCGTTCACCTGTGAACCCTTGGACAGTTCAACCAAATTATGCGGCAGACTTTGATAAAATTAAATGTTTAGAGTTTACTTTAGTTCCTGGAAAAACTCTATTTATTCCTGCTTATTGGTGGTATAGTATCAAGTTTGGTCCGGATACTAGCATATCTTGTTTCTATTATCGCACTTACATGAATAACCTTGCTATTTCGCCATATATTGGTTTACACGCATTACAAATTCAAAATGTGAAATGGAATACAGTGAAGAAGGTCGACATCAAGGATTTCAACAAGCCTTCTGTAGACCCACCGACGATTGAAGATAAAGAAGAAACGGAAACTAATTTGGTGTCAGCATTATAAATCCACTTTTCACGGGGGTTCCCAAGGGACCCCGTAAGCCCCCTCCCGAAGGGATGTTTGGTTCAACCTTTTCCAAAGGTTGAGTGGAGCAAAATGGGGGCTTACGGGGGCTTTGCCCCCGTGTTGGGTGGAAATTATTTTGTCGTCGTATAGTATATGTTGAAGTCTTTTTTTGCGTCTCTATTTGGCAAAACGAAGCGACGTAAGAGGAGTTCCCGGAAGAAAACACGTCGCCGTAACATGCGGGGAGGATGAGGCGGAATTTCTACCAAGATCTAAGTAAAACAATGAATTATTTATTCCTATATTTTGGAATAGTATGACAAATATGTTATCGAATTATGCGTTTGATTCATATTTTGAAAAAAATAATTTTCACCCAACCTTGGAACCCCCCTCCCGAAGGGTAAAGTGGATTTACAAATATTCCATAATTTCATCCTTTATATTTACATTGTATGTCGTCATTTGCGTTACTTCATGACGACACATCGCACATTTATGAACCATTGGGTGGGTTTTCGCAATTGCCACAATACATCCTTTACAAAATATATGCTCACAATCGAGTTTTACAAAATTTGGGGTTTTATAATCCTCATAACAAATAGAACACTCTTGTAACAAATCATCTGTTGGTTCCTCTACAGTTACTATAACTCCACTTGCCAATGCTTGTAGAAGTAATGGTGAAATAGAATTTGTTATAGGATCTATCAATCCATCTAGCAAATCCACTAGTAAATCAATCCTTCTATTATTGTAGATTGGTCGGACAAAAACGAAATCAATAATTGTATCACAATAATCTTGGATACTTCCGTGTTCCCAAATTAGTCCGCCACATTTACGGAGAGCAAATGTCTGTATAAGAATAGTGTCCTGACCAACTAGCCAATTATTGAAACTACGCACCGATCCGTTATACTCTATCTTTTTCTGGTTCAATATGTCTTCAAATTCATCTAACCGCGCATTATTACACGTGCGCATAGTATGTCCTTCATTGTGACAAAACTGACACATTGTCATTCTTACCAGCAAATAATTATTATTAATACTTGATGTAATAACACGTATATGGTTTCAATTTTATATATCGCTTTTGAAAATCCACTTTTCACGGGGGTTTAAGCCCCTGTGTTGGACCAAATCCGTTGTGGATGGGGCTTACGGGGGTTTACCCCCGTGAAAAGGGAGTTAAAGATATAGTGCTTTGTATAAGTATGGCACAAATATATGAACTACATGTTGAAAACCGATATTGTTTATCCTCTTTTTCCAAAAGCGGAGAAGATGTTAAAATAGATGTTGATCCACTTGATAATAAATTATTTTCCGGCGATAAATTTTCAATTGATTGTAATCACAAATTACAATTAATCAGTTCCAAAATTCGCGCAGGAACCCAAATAGCAGGCATTTTGGTTCTTTCCGACAACAAAACGTATGGCCGCAAAAACAAGCGCCTATTATACAAGTGCATCCCCGACGATAAAGCCCTCCCGGTATTCTTGATACCGTATGAAATGAAAAATGTAGGATTTGTAAAAGTGTTTGTAAATTTGTATGTGACATTCACATTTAGCGATTGGGATGACAAACATCCACACGGCATCCTGAGCCAAACGATTGGCCCCGTCGACATTCTCCAAAATTTTTACGAATATCGCATCCATTGTAAACATCTAAACATTCCCCTCCAAAAGAATGTGAAGGCCAACAAGGAGACAAATATTGGTGACCTGGTAAAACAAAAATACCCAGATATTGAAGACCGGACCAATGTCCAAGTATTTTCCATTGACCCTCAAGGTAGTGTAGATTTCGATGACGCATTTAGCATTCACGAATTGGGCAATGGCGGACAGCTTGTCAGCATATACATAGCAAATGTGCCCATCGTTCTCGATGTGCTAAACCTTTGGGAAACGCTTTCCAAACGCACCGCAACTATTTATTTGCCGGACAAGAAACGACCAATGTTACCGGTGGTTTTGTCCGACTGTTTGTGTAGTTTACAAGCGGGTGTCGCGCGTGCGTCATTTCATATGGACGTGTATATTCACAATGGATCTATAACGGACGTAAAATTTGGGGCTTCGTTAATAAAACTCTGTAAGAACTATTGTTATGAAGAAGCTGACCTATTAAACAACCCACAATATACCTTGTTAACAAGGGTAACGAGAGAACTGAATACGGCAAACAAGTATTTGGATTTTATTGGTGATAGTCACGATGTTGTTTGCTACTTAATGATATTGATGAACTATTACTGTGCCAAAAAAATGCTGGAACATGGGACTGGGATTTTCCGGTCTACTATTGTTCGACCCGATCAGTCTATTATTCCTGAACATGTTCCTGCAGATGTTTCTAAATTTTTAAAAGTGTTAAGCAGTACGCGGGGACAATATGTTACTTCTTTAACTAACGTTCGTCATGATGCGTTGGGTCTAGACGCATACATACACATTACTAGCCCAATACGTAGGTTGGTAGACTTGTTGAATATGATAAAATTTCAACAAATTACTGGGATTGTTCAATTTCCGGAAAAAGTTGGTCACTTTTATCAATTATGGATAGATGATTTGGACTATATTAATATCACAATGAAATCAATACGATCACTTCAAAATGAATGTAATTTACTGGCACTTTGCACGAATTGTCCTGATTTGTTAGAGCGCGAACATGTTGGATATATAATTCAACACGGGGGCTTAAACCCCCGATTAAGGAGGGGTTCGGGGAACCTTGGTTCCCTGGTTCCAAAGGTTGATTATAAAGTATATTTGCCGGAACTTAAATTGATGACCAAATTTAAATGTGATAAAGAGTTTGGCGATCATCAGTGTGCTAAATTCAAGTTGTATTTGTTCCACGATGAGGACAATTTACAACGAAAAATACGTATCCAATTACAAACATAACCCATGTTCTTTGTATGGTAACACAATTAACAGTTTTATAGCATAATATATCATAAGGGAGTTAATCGACCAACACCAAAGTGACCCATACGACCCCTCCTTGCTGTAAGAATAATATGAAATTGCTAATAGAGCTAGTGTGATACCACCTGCAGTATAATATTGCTTTTCAACAAAAATGCTGAAATACAAAAAGAAGAACCAAATAAACCCTAGTAGTTTATTTTTGTCTTGATTCATCCAATTCCAACGCAAATGACCTGTTGGGGTAACTGTTGTATTGAAGCTAGGTTGAGTTTTTACTTTGTAAATAAAATAGGCGAACGCTGGAATGATGTATGTTGTCAACATCGCCTTTCTGGTAAAATCATCTTTTAACAATAGAAGCGAGGCAATTGGTTGGACCATCAATAATAGCGCACCAGCAATTGATAGTTTCATGTTGATATCAGTATTTTTTAAATTTCTCCATAGGAAAAACTCAATTAGCTGCATTGTGATAAATGACATAAAAAATATATACGCAAATATGTTGTTTAATTCACTTATCTTGTAAGGTGTGTATTTATTATTATATGCGATTAATATCAACACAAGAGTACTAAATGTAAATGTATTAAATGATACATATTGGTTCCAACACATAAACTATGTTTATATAAAATAAATATTTTACTAATATATGGATACAAAAAATTTATTTTATGTTACACTAGTAATTTCGGTTGCTGTTCAAATAATAACAGGTATAATAGATATTGGGGCATTTTTTGTGAAAGTTCCAACTATTTATTCATTAATAAGACAACTACTAATACTAGAATTAATTGTTCAGTTTTTTGAAGGAATGTTTTATTTTTGGCTTATTTATAATTTTACTAAGGTATTGAATGTCACACCAAAAAGATATATAGATTGGGTTATCACAACTCCAACAATGCTAATAGAATTGATGTTATATTTAATTTATTTAAATAAAAAACTAGAAAATAAAACAAACGAGTTAGAATTTTTTACACTTCTTAAAGATAATTCAAATATTATTATACCTGTACTATTATTGAACTGGTTAATGTTGCTTTTTGGTTATTTAAGTGAAATGAAGGTTATCCCTGTTTTACTTGGAGTACTTCTAGGTTTTATACCATTTTTGATTTATTATTATATCATTTATATAAACTATGTAACTCAAAATACAAGTGGATATTTATTATTCTGGTATTTTTTCTTTTTTTGGTCGTTATATGGTTTTGTAGCGTTTTTGCCATATTATCTTAAAAATTCATTTTATAATATATTAGATTTATTCGCAAAGAACTTTTTTGGTATATTTTTGAGTTATATTATAATTTCTGGAAATTATTGAAAACATATTATTTCAACACGTTTTATCGATTGTTACCTCCTTAGCTATCTTTTTTATTATTTTGGAGTGACCTTCATAACTGTCGTTCCCTGACCCACCAAGGGCTTCTATCCTTAGATTTAAAAAATGATCACCGTGCTTGGAATTATACTCCATACAATCTGGGTGGATTTCCTTGAATGTTTCAGCAGCATTGTGATTTTTACTAGAAATGTGTTTGATTGCCTTCCGGATAAGTTTATTGTCATCGCCCTCCTTTTCCCAAATATCTTGGTATTTTACATACATCGTTTCTCTCTTTAAATCTGTACAATGAATAGGTCGCATGTGAACATCGAGAGCCTTTAAATGCTTGATAATTATATGGGAAATACCATTTATGTATCCTAGTTTGCCAACCATTTCAGCATCACTCAAATCCAGTTTAATTGAGTCAACAAACTCCATAATATTCATAGCATCCTTACATTGTTCGTTCAAAAATACATTCAGATTAAAGGTTTTATTGTGAGAATTTACCTGGGTTACAGAATTGTTATTTATACCATTCTTACAAACTTCTTGGAATGTTTCCATCATTTTGTTATTCTGCTCTAACATTAAACCTTTGAATTCATCATTCTGCTTGAGTAAATCCATGATTAAGTTCATATCAAGAGTGCTAACGTCTAGATGATCATTTAATTTACACTTTTGTTTGTGAGCACATAAAGTTGAGTGGTGTTTGTATATTTTTCCACAAACACACTCGTATTTATTTGTTTTAGTGTATTTTGAAGTATTTTCATTAGGATTATTTAGGATTTTATGTTTGTTGGTTAATAAATGTCTTTTATAATCGCCCTTTTTACAGCATTTAAAGTCACACGTTTCACATAAAAAATTCTGGATGTTTTTTGATGTAAAAAAATTAGGATTCATTAGTATATTACATCAATATTTTTTTTGTCCTAAACTGTTCGAATAATTTTTCAAAAAAAGTTATGATAACAAACTTTTCAACAAAAAAACCAAAATAAGACCATTATGGTCTAAACACGTTTTCTCAGTTTTTTTTGCCAAGACTCTTTTGGGAAATCAGAAAATGGACATTTATAAATGTCCAAAATCGGTTTTCCCAAAAAAGTCTTGGAAAAAAATTAATTTGCGATTTTAAATATAAATTCCCAAAAGGACTTAAAGAGTTTTATCGATTGTGACCTCCTTGGCTATATTATTCTTACAAACCTCTTGAAATGCTTCCATCATTTTGTTATTCTGCTCTAACATTAAACCTTTGAATTCATCATTCTGCTTGAGTAAATCCATGATTAAGTTCATATCAAGAGTGATTGTGTCATTTTGAACGGGTTCAACAATAGGTCCTTTACAATTCTTTTTATGTCTCCATAACCCACTGCGCTCCTTATACTGCTTGTTACAATCATTACATACAAAAATATCGACATTTTTTGATGTAAAATTAGCACCATTTGTTGAAAAATGGTTGATTTTTACAAGATTATTGTGTTTTGCTGTCAAAAGATGTCTATTATAGTCCCCCTTTTTACAGCATTTAAAATCACAACATAAACAACTAAAGTTGTTTTCGAGTTTTGGTGATATTTTTATATGCTCTTCATTCAATTTTTCGTTACCAAATATTGTATTAGATACATCACACGTTGGTTTTGGACTACATTTTATTACAACCTGTTTCTGCTTTGGTCTCGGTAAAGGTTCTATGCTATTCAACGTAGCATTTAGTAAAATAAAGTATTCCTGTTCATTTTTGCGTGCTTCATAATGGTCATGACAATTGAAAAAGTTAACTATTTCCATATTCCAATTTTGCCATCCGCCATTATCCCTAATCACTGTGTATAGCTTACAATTATCATTCTTACATGATTGTTTATGAGCATTTTTTCGCTGAACAAAGTTCGTTGTATGACCAACATATACATCTGTGATTGAAGGGTCCTTACAAGTGATTTTGTATATGATGGTATTACTGTAGTCAATTTCAACCTTTGGCATATTATTATATAATGTTTTATTTTTATGTTATAACCGTTAATTGTTCATAATAAAATTGAATGTTGTATATTGGTTTAAACGTAAACGCAAACGTATACAATGAACTCACAATTTAGCGATCTTTCGTTTGAGGTTACCCGGAAATTGACAAAAAAGGAGAAACAAGACTACGGGTTCTTTGTAACACCTCGCGCAATACTTGAAAAGCTGTTTGCTTGTATTCAAGAACACTTAGGATTAAATAAGCCAATCGATATTATCGAACCATCTTGCGGGACCTGTGAAATTGTGAATTGTATTGATAATATGTTCAATAATGCGAATATTGATGCTGTCGAGCTAAATCAAACGATATACAAGTCTATTGAAGACCTTAAATTCAAAAACAATGTAACATTGATGAATAAGGATTTTATGAGCTTGAACAAAACAAAACAATACGACCTATTGGTAACAAACCCGCCGTATTTTGTATGTGATAAAAAGTATGTTCCGGTTGAATACAAAGAATACATTTGCGGAAGACCTAATATTTTCGGGTTGTTCATTATCCACTCTATTCATTTGGTAAAGCCTGGAGGGTTGTTGGCGTTCATTCTTCCAAAGAGTTTTATGAATTCGGTATACTATTCCAAAATACGCCAATTTGTAAAAGAAACATGTACCATTTTACAAATCATTGATTTCGAGGAACATAAGAAATTTATAGATACAGACCAATCGACTATTGGATTGGTCCTGAGAAAAACTTGTCCATCTATCCTGAGCAATTGTGAATATTCTATCAAAATTGAAAACCAGTATATATTTACAACTGATGGTAGCTTGTTGAAACAGATTTTCGAGGGGGCAACTACGATTGAAGCCCTTGGCCTCCGCGTTCGAACCGGACAAGTTGTGTGGAATGAACAAAAGAGTTTGTTGACAAATGATGATAAGGATACATTGTTGATCTATAATACAAATGTAACCGATCAGCATACTATTAAAACGAACCAGTTCAAAAATATTGAAAAGGGACAATATATCAAGCGCGATGGGAGAGCAGACCCTATTCTAATTGTGAATCGCGGTAATGGAAATAGTAAATACAATTTGAAATATGCGATTGTTGACACCAACAAACCATATTTGGTCGAGAACCACTTGAATGAAATTTATCATGCCACGCCGATAGATAAAAAAGAATTGTTTGAGCTTTTCCATAAAATCTCCAATAGTTTTAACAACCCGAGAACAAAGCAATTTATTGATTTGTATTTGGGAAATAATGGGCTTTCCAAAACGGAGCTGGAGTCGATATTCCCTATTTACATATGAACGAAACTTTCCACCGTGGATCGTCACGATATTTGAAATGCCGGAAACGCAATCCCGTTTCCATTCTTCCACCTCAACAAAACCTTCATCTTTTTTCCATTTCGACTTACGCAGTCATACCTAAATAAAACCGGGTTTTTTGTGACGCCTACTATTTCATAGTCGTCCATGTTGGAATTCTGCATGATAAACTTACCTTCATAATACAACATGTATATTTTGCCCGATTGTGTCGACTGTAGATACTCTGTTAGAGCCTTTATGTTGAGGTCTGTGTTGCTGATGAACGTTGAAATGCTATCCTGGGACAATCGATTGGACAGTTCGTAGAACTGTGTTGCGCCAACATCATTTGCGAACTTACTGCTTCCTGGACAACCGCGATAATACAACGTCTGGAGTTGGGCTACGCATTTGGGTTTTGAGCCGTGTATCTGTGCCAAGTATTCGCACTTCGAAGGCATGGTCGCACCACACTCTTCGACTAGTTTTGGCAAATATGTGCCAGTGTCATAAAAATATTCTTCGAATGATCGTGACATGTACTGACTCGGCTTCATTGGCGACACCCACTGCGGAGTGTCCGCGATAGTCTTTGCGTTGAACTTCAGTTCTACACGACAAACCTTTTCTGAATTGTCGTCGTCGTTCACAAATTTAATATCAAAGTCATAGTTGTACTTGCGACCCCCCTTGTTGACACACATAACACTCTTGTAGTTTTCTCCACCAATCTGCTTCATGATGATCCCAATCTCAGTCCTTATTCGATACCACTTGTTGATGGCATAGTATTCATCGGGAACCGCCCCATTAATTATGGATGCGATAACTCTTTCTCTCACTTTATTGTTCTTATCGTTCTCTCCTCTCGATGAAACGTCGAACGCATGTATACTTTTATAATCCAACCCCTGTTTGCGTAACGGTGTTACACATGCGTACAGGAACGGCGCCAAAACTTGTGTTATCTTCATGTTGTTATACTAGAAAATTACAAAACAGTCAATCCATCTCATTTTTTTATTAATATTGTATATGACGCTATCTTTTTCTAAAAGTCGACACAAAGGTAGAAAATCAGGCGCTAACAAAACACGCAAGTCGCTTTTTAAAACCAGGGAACCAAGGTTACCCGAACCCCTCCTTAATCGGGGGGGTTTACGGGGGCAAGGCCCCCGTGGCGAGCAAAAAAGTATAAGAGGGGGGCTTACGGGGTTTTACCCCCGTTTTTCTAAAAGGGGGGCGAGAAAGGGGCCCGAAGAAAGCGCGACATCTTTCCCCGAAGGTACACTCAAGGGCAGTTGGGTTGTTAAGAAAGCCTCAAATGGAGTTCCGCGCTGGATGCCTAGTGTATCTGTTGAACTTAACGGATTTCGCTTGTTGACAGTTGACCATGTAGCGAAAAATATTGGAAAACCAATTATTCTCTATGTTCGCGAATATCATGAATTATGGCCAAAGAAAAACGCATGGGCTAAACCAGAAGACGAGACATATTTTACAGCCAAGTTTGTCCCAGATGGTGATGCTACAAGTGGGGAAACTAAAATACCGGGATGGTTGAAATCGCGGAAACCAGAAATCAAAAAGGGCGCGCATTTTTATGTAGATGGCCAAGTTTCTCTTTGTAACCGTGGAAAATGCGACATAGTAGATGGTGTCCAAGTTGATTCCATCGGGAAAAAAATAATGTCACTGAACTTTATGAACCAAGAAATTTTTGTAAAAGTATAACTAACAAACGATAATCTCGCCAACGGTATTTACAATAACAACACCCTGTTTAATATCACTTTCCTTCACTCCGTCATTTATCTGTTGTAGTTTTGTCGTATCATTCAATATTTGTAGCAATTGTATACCATTATCCAAGTGCTTGATTGAAACTAACTGCTTATATTGTTCAAAATCATTAGCGAATGTCTTATCGAGTACTTCTTCCTCTGGAGTCATAGTCATATTCTCGGAATCCGCTAACGGCGGCATACATTCCTGTGTCCATCGCTCATTCTCCAAACAAAATATTATCATGATTGAAGTGGACCCCTCGAAATTTTCCACAAATGTGGAGTTATCCTTGTTATACAATTTGAGGATCACGTAGTTGCTCATGGTTAGTGTTTGAATTATAATATTTTATGGGTTCGCATTCAATTTTTTCTAAAGCGTCCACTTTTGGAAAAGGGAGCTGTAAAAGACAGATATGTAATTTGTGAAACGACATAAAACCAAACTGCTGTATAATATAACATCACTATGGTAAAGGTTTGTTCTTACGATTATCCAAAATCAAACGAAACACAGTATACCCAATATTATGAAAAATATTCATATCCGTTACATGATTTCCAAAAGTGGTGTGTACAGGCAATTGTGGAGGGAAATCATGTATTGGTAACCGCACCAACCGGGTCAGGTAAAACATTTGGAGGCGAATTTGCGTTAGACCATTTATTTTCTAAGGGAAAGAAGACCATTTATTGTTCACCGATAAAGGCATTGTCTAATCAAAAATTTTATGATTTTACTCGAAAGTATCCTCATATTAGAGTTGGTCTCATAACAGGTGATATCAAGACAAACCCTGATGCTGACGTTCTCATTATGACGACTGAGATTTTGCTAAATAAATTGTACCAGATCAAAAGCAGTCGCGATACGCCGTCAACAGCGGTATCTTTTGATATGAATATTGAAACGGAATTGGGTTGCGTGGTATTTGATGAAATCCATATGATTAATGATGAGAATAGAGGTCATGTATGGGAACAGAGCATCATGTTACTACCGAAACACGTCCAAATGGTTGGGTTGTCTGCGACCCTCGATGACCCTGAGAGATTTGCCTATTGGCTTGAAACGCGTGGCCAACACGGGGGCTGTGCCCCCGTAAGCCCCCATTTTGAAAGGAGTGAAACGGGGAACCAAAACCCAAAAGGGGGCTTACGGGGGTTTACCCCCGTGGGGGGCAAAATAGTTTACTTGGCTAGTAAACTCGAGAGAGCAGTTCCGCTGATCCACTATTCGTTTCTAACAACAACCGCTAGTGTAACAAAGACTATCAAGGATAAGGTTGTTCAAGAGGAAATTAACGGAGTCACCAATAAATTGGTCGTATTGAAGAACTCAAAAGGTGAATTCAACGACCTCAATTACAACAAGGTGAATAAAATACTCAAATTATTTGAAAATAATAATATTCGCATTCATCGTCAACATGTATTGAACAAGGTTGCTGAGCATCTGGTCAATAATGAAATGCTTCCTGCGTTATGTTATGTGTTCTCTCGTAAGCAGCTTGAAGTATGTGCGAGAGAAATGACAACCAACATATTGGAGTTTGATAGTAAAATCCCGTATACTATTGACAGGGAATGTGAGCAAATTATACGCAAGTTGCCCAATTACCAAGAGTATTTACATTTGCCTGAATATGTAAACCTTGTTACCCTATTGAGGAAAGGCGTGGGCATCCATCATGCAGGATTGATGCCTGTTTTGAGAGAAATGGTGGAATTGTTGTTCGCGCGGGGTTGTATTAAAATACTATTTTGCACGGAGACCATGAGTGTCGGTATCAATCTGCCGGTGAAGACGACTATTTTTACAGATGTTAATAAATTTGATGGTAGTCACGTGCGAATGTTGTATGGACATGAATATACGCAAGCTGCCGGCCGTGCTGGACGTTTGGGTCTCGACACTGTAGGCCATGTAATTCACTTGAATAATTTGTTCCGCAATGTGGAACAGGCGCCATATAAAACGATGATGAAAGGCGACCCTCAAACGCTGGTATCAAAGTTCAAGATATCATATAATCTTCTGTTGAATTTAATTGATATTGGCGATAATAATCTCCTTGATTTTTCGAAGCGAAGTATGATTACCAACGATATTGATAGTCAGCTTGGCGAACTGTATGGAAAGATGAATAAACTGAACGGTGAGTTGGAAAAGATGGCGGCGTATTCAAGAACCCCAATCGATGTAGTTGAAGAGTATTTGGATTTGTGTAATAAAAAGCAGTTTTTGGCTAACAAGAAACGCAAGGATGTTGACAGACAAATCCAGAGCATACTTGATGCCAATAAATTCCTAGAACAAGATAAAATAGTTGTTGGAAAATTCGTTGCTAAGCGCAAAGAGTATGATATTCTACAAGCACAATACAATGGGGCAGAGCAGTATTTGGGTTCGCATGTAACAACAATTACGAAACTATTGATAAGCGATGGTTTTATTGCCGATAATAAATTGACGCCAATTGGGGTTATCGCAACAAGTTTGAGAGAAGTACATTGTCTCGTGTTTGCCAAATTGTTTCAATCTAAGGAGTTGGATAGGTTGTCATCTCAACAGCTAGTTTCGTTATTTAGCTGTTTTACGAATGTAAATGTAGCTGATGATAAGAAGGATAGTTATCCAAAGTCAAAGGATGTAAATATTCAAAGTATTGTCAATAAGGTTACCGAAATGTATGATGAGTGTCAAAGAAAGGAGACATTTAATACTGGCATTGAATACAACATTCAATATGACATGTTGAATTATGTGATTGATTGGTGTGAGTGTGAAACTGAAGTCGAGTGTAAGGTGGTCTTACAAAAAATGGGGGAAGAAAAGGAAATATTTTTGGGGGAATTTGTAAAAGCTCTTTTGAAGATTAACAATATTTCCCTTGAGATGGAAAAGGTTGCCGAATTGACAGGGAATATAGCATTTTTAAGTAAACTGCGCGAAATCCCCAACATGACCTTAAAGTATGTTGTTACCAATCAATCCCTGTATGTCTAAACGCACCTTCGGTGCCCCGATGTTTACGCCGATTGTTAAAATCCGCAGCATATATCGTCACAAAATCAATAGCTTGAAAAGCATCGCAGCGCCGAAGGCGCACTTCAAATCAAGGGTAAATTCATATATCCAATTTTGTATATGAAACTGCTATTCTTTTATAAATGTAATGTAAAATGAAATTAGCAATACGAACGTTATTTTTTCATATGTTGTGTATTTTAGGGTTTTCTATAATCTATTCATATTTCTCCGATGATTTTGACTTCAATAGTGGGAATAATAAAAAACATAAAGACTTCATAGACTTTTTTTTATTGAGCACAACAGTCCAGGCTGGGGTCGGTGTCACCGGGTTATATCCGGCATCTTGTTACAGTAAGTTCGCGATGATATTACAGCAAATGCTTATGTTAGTGACACACGTCTTTACATTATATGTATTCACATTGTAAAAAGGTGTAAAAGCGACTAAAAGTTAAATTTTAAATTATTTAGATATAAATCACATATCTAAATAATGAACAGCAAGTATGAATTACTTGAACCAATAGGGTCTGGTAGTTTTGGAGCTGTGTACAAGGGTAAAAATAAACGGACTGGGGAATACGTGGCTATCAAAACTGAACCTATAACTACTGCAATTCATTTACTAAAACACGAGTCAACAATATATCAATATTTAAATAATATTCCAGGTGTTCCTCAGTTGCGTTGGTTTGGGAATGATCGTCAACATTATTATATGGTTATCAATTTATTGGGCGATTCCCTTGAAACAATCAACCAACGAGTTGGAAGACTTTCTCTCGTTTCCGTATTACAAATAGGGGTTCAAGGTTTGAATTTGTTAATGGCAATCCATGACAAATATCTTGTACACCGAGATATTAAGCCATCAAATTTTGTCTTTGGAATTGGGAATTTCAAACTACATTTGATTGATTTTGGGTTTTGTAAAAGTTATACACGAGACAACGAGCATATTCAACAACAAAAAACTAGCAGTTTAATAGGTTCATTGAGTTTCGCAAGTGTGAACTCCCACGATTGTATTGATCTGACAAGAAGGGACGACCTCGAGTCATTAGGTTATGTATTATTGTACTTATATTTGGGGAGTTTGGATTGGCAGAATGAGAGATACACTGGCGATGCTATAAGGGAAATGAAATATAATATAGCAAATAATAAGATGATACCTGATGTGTTAAAATGTTATTTACTTAAAATACGTAGACTAGGGTTCGCAGATCGCCCAAATTATAAAGAACTACTTGAAGATTTTTCCAAATGAGAATAAGTTCGTATTTTTATATGGATTTTAATATTCAAATTTATAAATGATACCAAAGACCAAGGAATATTTAGCATCCATTAAATCTATTTCCAACATGTTGTTTAACAAATCAAAGGACACAAATGATAAGAAGTTACATTTTATAGCATTGATGATATTCAATTATCTTAAGGGAGAACTACAAGACACTAAGATTGATTATTCAAATATAGAAATTCAAGATTGTATTAATTTGGTTCCATTGTATGAATATATGGCAGCCAGTCACATTGAATTATACGACCTGAAAAAAATGAGTATCGATGATGTGAATGTGAGCAAACAAACTGATGTTGAACGTTTTGTATTGTCTCACATATTTTACATGTTTGGAAAATAAATGAGGTTATAAAATAATATAAAGATAATTATATTATTTCAATATATGTCATCATTTGTTAATCTTGACGCTTTGTCGGTTACAACAAATAATATGGAGGAACGGTTAATTGGTATTGTGAAATGGTTCAATAATAAGGCCGGTTATGGTTTTATTACGGTGAAAGACGGTCAGCATTCGGGATGTGATATTTTTGTTCATCATACGTCTATTTTGTTAGCAAATACAACTTATAGGTATTTAGAGCAAGGAGAGTATGTAGAATTTACATTGTCAGAAACTAACACAGACAAACACCCTTTTAGTGCAACAAATGTGACCGGAATTAAGAATGGTAGTTTGATGTGTGAACCGAAAAATAATGTTACAAATTCGAGATTTAGCCATTTACAAGGTACTAAAAATGGGCCCCAGGAAATATTTTATGAAGACACAAAGTATTCAAACTGGATGAATGAACATCGCCCGCCTGAAATTTCGGTTTTTCCAGATAATGAGTTTAGGGGGTGGAAAAAAAATGTCCCTATGGCGCCTAAAAGTTGTGATACAAATACTGTTTATAAATAATCTATTTGTATAATATATGATTCCCTCTGCGTTTAAGTCAACTATTCCTATTGACAATACCCCCAACAGTAATTTTCAAATGGGTGGACGTCGTAAAAAAATGAGAGGTAACCGAGGTGGTACAAATGAGGTCGTCGCAGCCGCAAAGGTTGGCGCAAAGGTTGTTCCTATGACCGAAATAGATGAAGAGGTTGGAGTAGATTATAGTTTTTTAGACAGAATACCTGCTGCTAAAGATGAAGACGAAACCATTCGCCTCGCAAGGATTGCGGAAGAAGGTAGAGGAGATCCAGCATATTTGACTTCTGCGTTACAAGAAGAAGGACGTGTCGTGCCTCGATTTGATGTACCGAAAACAGGAAGAGGCGGTGCTTCAAGGAAACGCAAGAACCGAACAAAAAAACAGAGAGGGAAGTCAAAAAAAGCGAGAGGCAGGAAAACAAAGGGGAGGAGGGGCAAACATTAATTCATTTTGCTCGCCACGGGGGCAAAGCCCCCGTCAACCCCCTCTTATACTTTTTTGCTCGCCACGGGGGCAAAGCCCCCGTCAACCCCCTCTTATACTTTTTTGCTCGCCACGGGGGCAAAGCCCCCGTCAACCCCCTCTTATACTTTTTTGCTCGCCACGGGGGCACCGCCCCCGTTTATATCAACAAGGTAAATTGTATATATTTTATTTTTATTGTATAGTATGGAAAACAGGGATATTGTAATTCAGGAAGCGGTTAATAAAATATTCAATATACCCAGTGATAATTATATTTTTATTTATACACCACCTAAGGTTGGGTCGACCACTCTTGTGTCTTCATTAAGAATATCGCTATTGGGAAGTTTTAGCATTATACATATTCACGACGATATAATGCTTGGAGTGCTTACTGGAATAACAAATGTAACTGTTAATGAAATTATACAATTCTTAGCACAACAAGGTAGGAATGTATATGTAATTGATGTTTATAGAACCCCGATCGAGAGAAAAATGTCCGAGTTTTTTGAGAAGATTTCTATCTATCACTTCAATAATTTAGAAATGGATATGAATAAGTATTCAACCAAACGCATTAGTGATAGGTTTAATAGTTTATTTCCCTATTTAGCAAACGGAGAACACTATTTTGATAAATATGACTTGGAAAATCCGTTACCATTTGATTTTGTAAATAACTACACTTTACAGATACACAACAAGGTAAATTACATAAAGTTGCGATTGAAAGATGCGAAAAATTGGGGGAATATGTTATCCAGTATTTTTAAAAGGGATGTTGTAATCATCAACGATTATCTAACAAATGATAAATCAATCGCAGAAATATATAATAGTTTCAAAGCAGACTACAAGCTACCATTAAATTATTACAACTTGATTAAGGATTGTGAGTATATGAAGTTCTATTTGTCTGATGACGAGAGAAACAATTATTTAGAACAATATTCAAATCGACTGGGGCCAGGATATACACCGTATACACAAATGGAATATGATTTTTATATAAGGCTTTGCTTGGAAAATCAATTCGTTAATGATATACAAGGTGAACATTATATAGATGAAGGATGTATATGTCAAGCATGTAAAATAGAGAGAGCCAAACTGTTTGATATGTTGAAGAACGGGATAAAAACGAATAAACGAATTAAACACAGCGACTCTTTGAAAAAATCACAGTCGGATAAAAGTGGGATTAATTTAATGAAATGTAAATTGAAGAACCCTGTCACTTCAAGGATTGTAAAAAATAGAGCGAAATATGGGGAAAATCATGATATGTCACATATAATTAATACGCGGAAGTTGTAAGTAAAAAACGGGGGTTACCCCCGTGAAAAGGGTTTTTCTAAAAGTTATTTGAAAAGACATAAAAAATTGATTTAGAATTACAGCGGGGTTTAGAAATTAAGAAAGGTATAAATGGATGATCGAAAGGTCACGTTTTGTGTAAGCATTAAACCACCCAATTATGGGGCTATGAAAATACATACAAATAAAACAAAACGACCTGTCATTGACAAGGAGAATGACATTAAACTTATAATGTTTCAGACAAACGTCACATACGAGGTTGCTAATAAAGTATATATTAAATTTGATAGGGATATTGTTAATTCAATAATGCATATCGAAGACCAAGATACATGTGTTTGAAATTAGAAAGGATATAAAAGAGATGGATTTGGCTCCACCTTTCTCAAAGGTGGAAAAGAATAAAAAAGTAGTGTAAGTAAAAAGATGGTAAGAAAAGAAAAAAGTGAAAAAGAAAGTAATGTGAAATAAAAAGGTAAAAAGTAAAAAAGGAAGTCAATAATGTCAATGTCAAAGTCGTTGAA